ATCATTAATACTCCACCGTCTACAGGAGGGTCCGTAAGTATTTATTGGTCACTTCTGGCTAGTATAGGCGGTTCAGGTTCTACGGGTTACACTGGATACACCGGACCTCAAGGACCTACAGGTTCTACAGGTTTCACGGGTTACACAGGATACACTGGACCTCAAGGCGCTACAGGTTACACGGGTCCTACGGGTACATTTCAACCTCTTGGAGTAAATTGGGGTAATTATATCTACTGGAATACTACTTCAAATTCTTGGGCGGTCGGAGATTCACAAATAACTCTAGGATCTAATGCAGGTAGTTATAATCAGCAAGCGAATGCCGTAGCTATTGGAAACGCAGCCGGATCCTCAAATCAGCAAACAAATACCGTAGCGATTGGACCGAATGCTGGTCAATTTAACCAAGACGAATACTCAGTAGCGATAGGATTTCAAGCCGGTTCGACGGGACAGGGAACGAATTCTGTAGCTATAGGACCGAATGCGGGACAGTACAATCAGGAAGAGCGTGCAATAGCTATTGGATTCTCGGCAGGAAATATCGGTCAGCAATTAAATGCCGTAGCTATTGGAAACTTGGCAGGGTTAGTCGATCAGCAAATAAATGCCGTAGCTATTGGAAATTATGCAGGTCAAGTTAATCAGCAAGAGAATAGCATAGCTATTGGACTTCTTGCAGGTAATAATAATCAGCAAAATAGTGCCATATCTATTGGAAACGAGACAGGTCAAGTTAATCAGCAAAATAGTGCCGTAGCCATTGGAGATGTTGCAGGTAGTTTTAATCAGCAAGCGAATGCCATAGCTATTGGAAAGTCGGCAGGATACATAGGTCAAGGTATAAATACAGTAGCGATTGGATGCAATGCTGGTCAATTTAACCAAGACGAATACTCAGTAGCGATAGGATTTCAAGCCGGATGGACAGGACAGGGAGTGAATTCCATAGCTATTGGATCGAATGCTGGAGTTGACAGTCAAGCAGATAACACGATTATCCTGAATGCTACAGGAATAGAAGTGGATGGAGTGGTAGGACAGACAGGATCCTTTTATGTTGCACCGGTTCGTGCACCTGCAATTCCAACACTCACAACCGTAGGATTAGGATACGATACCGCAACCTCCGAAATTGTTCGGGTACCATTGATATCCGGTAGTACAGGTTACACGGGTTACACGGGACCTCAGGGCGCTACAGGTTACACTGGTTACACGGGTCCTACGGGACCTGGATTTACGTACCGAGGGGTATGGGATCAATCTACTAGTTACATACTTAATGACGTAGTTACATACCAAGGCTCAAGCTATATATGCTTGGCTACTTCTCTTATGATTACTAATCCACCTGCTGTAGACGGGACCATAAGTATTTATTGGTCACTTCTGGCTAGTATAGGCGGTTCAGGTTCTACAGGTTACACGGGTTACACTGGACCTCAGGGTTACACGGGTCCTACAGGACCGCCGGGATCGCCTTATTCTGTGTACTTCGCAACTCCTGGCACAACGTTAGGTACGATGGATAGTACAACACCATCGATCAGTGGACTGTTTGAAGACTACCAAATACCTTCGACTGGAACGTATAACATCACGCTAGTATTAGAAATTGTTCCCGATATGTCATTTTCGGCTGGAGATATAATTTACGGTATAGTCGCTGGAAGTGATGAGGGAGAAACGAGTGGTATCGTGGGAACAGTGACTGTTGGGTCATCAAGAGCTCCACCGGTCATTCCGATGTCGGGATTAGTGAGAGTGACACAAACATCATCGACAAACTTTAAGTACGCATTTTCGCTAGATCCTTCCACAACATCTGGACAGTATACTATAAACCTCGCAACCATCTTGATCCAGCAAACTGCTCTGCTGTGAACGAACTGAAGAATTAAACAGTGAAGAAGGAAGTAATGGAGATTGATATCTCGTTTATAGCCGCTACAGTATCATTAACACTCATATTCATCTTTGGATGGTACTCATACAAAGCTGAACCTGTGATTGAAATTCCCGACATTTCCCGATTTCCGTTCAATGAGGCAACTGGAAAAGAACGAAGTTTTGTGAATAAGACGTCCGATACGTCGTTGTGGATAGAATCCACGAGGCGCAAAGTTATCGGTAAAACCTATCGTCCTACGTGGGAATGCGGAGTACAAAAAACCATCAAGGAAACGAAGTACACGACTGGATCAACATCTGGGGCGCTGGAAGCGTACATTCTATCGAACTTCGGTCGGATTTGTCCTTCAGTATGTGACGAGATCGTGTACACCGATAACGATGGAGGTCCTGTATTTGACGGTTCTGGGACAGATATTTTGGACGGAAATGTATAATGTCGTGTACTCGATCTGTACGCTTTGAACTGAGACGTAATACTGCTGCAGGATGGAACCCTAATTTTGTTTTATTGGCGGGTGAGCCTGGAACGGAAACTGATACTGGTCAGATGAAAATCGGCGACGGTGTGCGACCATGGTCTCAGCTTCCGTACGTCGGTAATGGTCAAAGTGGTGGAGGAGGACAAGGACCTACGGGTCCTACTGGACCTATGGGACCGATACAATCGATTGGATTTGACGGAGGGAACGCGGCGTCCGTGTACTCTATGGGTCCAGTGTTCGATTGTGGACGAGCCGAATAGTCTGAAAGTAGTATAAGGGAATGCCGTACATTCAATTCCAATTGCGGCGCGATTATGCCGCAGTGTGGACTCTCGATAATCCCGTTTTAGCCCAGGGCGAGTTCGGATACGAACTTGAAACTGGTTATCTGAAGTTGGGTACTGGCTTAACTGGTTGGAACGGGTTGCCGTACTACCATACAGTTGGTCCTACCGGAGCTACGGGACGCATTGGTCCTACCGGCACTACAGGTTACACCGGGTACACTGGCTACACTGGATACACAGGACCTATTGGTCCTACGGGTGTCACTGGTTATACCGGATACACTGGGTACACTGGCTACACGGGACCTATTGGTCCTACGGGTGTAACTGGTTATACCGGATACACTGGCTACACGGGTTACACTGGATACACTGGTTATACCGGCTACACCGGGTACACTGGCTACACAGGCTACACAGGACCTATTGGTCCTACGGGTGTCACTGGTTATACCGGATACACTGGGTACACTGGCTACACAGGACCTATTGGTCCTACGGGTTACACTGGGTACACGGGTTACACTGGGTACACTGGCTACACTGGTTACACTGGCTACACTGGTTACACTGGCTACACAGGACCTATTGGTCCTACGGGTCCTACGGGTTACACTGGGTACACTGGCTACACTGGGTACACAGGACCTATTGGTCCTACGGGTTACACTGGGTACACTGGGTACACTGGGTACACTGGCTACACCGGACCTATTGGTCCTACGGGTCCTACGGGTCCTACGGGTTACACTGGCTACACTGGGTACACCGGACCTATTGGTCCTACGGGTCCTACGGGTCCTACGGGTTACACAGGTTATACTGGCTACACAGGGTACACGGGGTATACGGGACCCCAAGGACCTACGGGACCTGGTGTTTCCTATGCTGGAACCACGGGAGCTGTGATGTACTATGGAGGTTCGGGAGTGGGAATTACTGGAAGTTCGATGATTTTCACTCCTGCGGTGGGAGGAACGCCTGCCGTTACCACCTTTGGAGGAGACATTGATATGCAGTTAAATAATATCAAGAACATTGGAGCAGATGGGTTCTCGTTCAATGCTGGATCTCTTCTATTGACCTTTACAGGAACTTCTCCTCTACCAGCCATTCAACCAATTGGAAGTCCGTACAGTTATTTTGTGTGTAAAGCAGGATGTACGGTTACATCACCAAACACTTTAACGGATGTGACTTACTTCGCTTTGGGCGGTGGGGGTGGTGGTGGATACCAAGGTGGTGGCGGTGGTGGTGCTGGCGGATTAAAGACAAATGATTCATCATTATCTGGATTAACAAAATCATATATTTCAGGTCTCATTACATTAGCACCTGCAACTACTTATACTGTTGGAATTGGAACTGGTGGAAAGGGAGCATTCACAATCGGTACTCGTGGAGCAACTGGTGGAGATACTACATTTATAGGCGGAAGCGGAGGAACAGCTATATCTATTACTGGACCTGGTGGTGGTGGTGGTGGTGGTGGTGGTACATCTGGAACTCTTCAAAATGGTGGTAATGGGGGGTGCGGTGGTGGTGGTGAATCTACTCACATATCAGTCGGTGGTACTGGTAGTTTTGGATTTGATGGCGGTTCTGGATTACCCGGAGTTCCTGCCGCTGCGTATGTTTCTGGTGGTGGTGGTGGATTAGGAAGTATAGGAGGTAATGGAGTTCAAGATACTGGAGGAGGCTCTGGCGGTTTATCAATTAATTATAGTGTAACTGGGTTGGATTATGGCGGTGGTGGAGGTGGTAATTCGTTTAATGGTACAGTTGGAAGTGGCGGTGGTGCTGGTGCTGGTGCTGGTGGAGCTGGAAATGCTTCTGGTGTATCAGCATCTATTGCAAACAGAGGATCAGGTGGAGGTGGTGGTGGAAATCCCTCTGCTGTCGGTGGTGATGGTTCATCGGGAGTTTTTATTCTTGGAGTTCTTACATCTCAAGCATATACGAGTGTCCCAACCCAGTTCGGTTCTATTGCCATCAACTCGGACGACAACCTCGTAATTTCCGCAACAAAAAATCTAGTTTTATCCGGAGTTACGGGTCCTACAGGGTACGCAGCAGCCAATGTCCTCAACATGAATTCGACTGGAGTTGTCTCGTACAATAACTATATCCGAGGAACTGTGACTGCGAATGGAATGACGCCAGTATCTGTCTCCAATTCTCTCGTCCAAGCAAACAGCATCGTTGTCCTGAATCGTAATTCGTCGTCGGCAACATCAACTCTTCCTGCGTTCGTAAGCTCAATTACGCCAGGAACGGGGTTCACGATTGTCAATACTGTCTTAGATTCGTCAACCTACAATTATTTAATTCAGTAAAGTAATGATATCACTTCTGTGGTTGTTTGTGGGTACGTTAGTAGGCCTTCTCATCGTTTCAGTGTTCTCGCCTCCGCCCCGCGACGAAAAGGGCGTGCCCACACCCAACTCGAAAAAGCCGTTCCACACAGCTACCGGATGCGTTAAGTTCAAGGCAGTAGACGTCCCGTGCGACGGCAAGCAAACCTCCCTCAATTTAGTCGCTTCCCAGTAATAATAGAGATGATTTCCCGCATCATCGGAATTTTCCGTAACGAGAAAGCCGTCCCTTTCCTTTCGTTCCTCATTGGAATGGGTGTGACCATCATGCTCTTCCATCGCCCGATCCCCGTCCGCCAAGCTCTATCAGTTCCCCCCTCGGAAATTGAAGGTCGGGTCGTACGGCACGGCGATAAATGTATAAAGTACGTCGCGGAAGATACGGAATGCGAATTACCTTCTTTTAAATAAATGGAAGGCGCGACAGATTTGAGCGATTTGCTGGGAGCCGGACCTGTTCAGAACCCCCAGCTGCCTCAGTCCACGACGTTTGCCCCCATTGTGACCGGAGGCACGGACCCTTTTGTCACCAACGGGTTCTCGGACGCTCAGCCGCACAAGCCTGCGGCTGTACTCCACAGCAACTCCCACATGTTCTCCACGATCCGCTACGCAGCTAAAAACCTGATGACCTATTTCGGGTTCTTTTTGGCGGCGATGATAATTTCTTTATCTACTCCCCGATCGTTGATCTTGCAGTACATTCCTAACACGTACACGTCCGGCGGCGTTCCATCGTATATGGGCGCCGCGATCCTAGCAGGGGTCGCTGTCGCTATCGCTTACGTCGTGGGCACACTTGGCAGCTCCCTCATTTGAGTCGGAGTACAGGACTTTCAGTAGCCCGTACTTCTTAATGCACTTTTCCAAGAACTTGACGCACGAAGCGCAAGGTTTGGAGTTCATGATCTGTCCCTGTTTATTTATACGCACAACCGTCAGAATACAACCACGAAGTTGTGACACGTCACCAAGACTTTTCACAACTGCGCGTTCAGCGTGTATTGTTTGATTCGAGTATCCGCATCCACGAGATCGGGAGCCAACCCTATTACGGGAACTCGCAATCTCCTTGCCGTGCTTCTCGATACTCGCATAATGCAAGTGTGTAGAATTGAAGTACGGACTGTACTTCTGCATGTTATTTGTTACTCTGACTGTATTCGTCCAATCCATATTCGTTTTTCGTTTAAAATGTTCGCGCACCCTAGAAGTAATGGCTTGGCTATTGAAGGGTGCTAGGACTAGGGGGTGGCAATACGAGCCCCCGGCGAAAATACACACGAATATCATTTTTGGTCCCGGACTGTACCTGAATCCGGGATTTGTCCGGACTCACAATATCACGCACGTCGTGAACTGTGCGTTCGATAAAGATAGTCCTCTTTGGTTTCGCACCAAGTATCCCGATAACTATGCGTGTCTTGAAGCCTTGGACAGTGTGGACGAAAACATATTGAAATGGTATCCAAAATTCGAACAAACTATGAATACCTTTTTACGTACTCCCGGATCCGGTAATATCTACGTTCATTGTCAGTGTGGAGTCAATCGGTCCGGATTTTTAGCTCTCTTATTTGTGTGTAAGAAGTTCGGATACTCGTTTGAGTTAGCGTCCTCGGCTATCCTGAAACAGCGTCCATGTGCCTTGACGAATCCAGTATACAAGCGCCAAGTAAAATCACATTTAGAACACAATGGCGGACCTCGGCTTGAATTCGCTGTGGAGTAATATTTCCAGCGGGTCTTCGAATGTCCAGACCGAAATTATGGGTCCGTCGTACAGTTATGCCGATCATGTGGATAAACCTAGCGCGTTAGGCGTAGGAACCGAAGGATCGTTCAACCAATTAGGCACAAATCTGGGTGCGGTCGGTAATTACGTGAACACATTGGTGGGTACTCGCGAAATGGGCGACCAGTATTTCGTGAATACCGGAGGGACCTGCACTGCTCCCGACGGATCAATTCAGGCGCGATTCAATTATATCAGTAACAAGAGTGCAGGATTAGTTGAAGGTGTTTTGGGAGATATTGGGGGGTTGAATCCCACATACTTAATGAAATCCATGACCGCTTCCGCGTCTCCGGCGTGTAAATGTTACCAGTGCCCGGTAGATTCGGGGGACGGTACGAACTGGCTAAGTCCTGACTTATCGCCGGACTTTGATCCTGCCAAATGTAAGGTCGTAGACTCATCAAAGTGTCCTAAAGTCAAATCCACCGAAACGTTCACGAACGATACGTTCGTTCCTACCATTATCGCGTGGGTCTCGTTAGGTGCGCTCCTGCTTCTTCGGAAACAATGAGTTTAAGGCAACCATAATTGAAGGACATAATACGATGGACAACATCTTCCGAATAAAGAAGCAGCGAGAAACAACGTCGTCTAAGAAAGTAGACGTTGTATCTGGAACTCTGGATTCGGTTCATCAATCAATTGTTACGGGAATACGCGACGAAACCACAAACATTCACGGACTAAGAATCCAGTTGAATACTATGAAAACTGAGCTTGAACGATTGGACACGTCGGTAACGTTACCTGATATTCTGAAAGCGTCTAAACTTCGCGAAGATATACGAGACTTGAGTGAACGTCTAGATCAAACAAATCCGCTGACCGATTATTACCTAAAAAACGCCGATATTATGTTGAAATACTACGGCTCGGGAGAAAAGGTCCAACAAACGTCAGTTCCAACGGACCAAAACACATTTGCGAAATATTTACACCAGAATACAGCCGACACTGCTGCTCCTTCAAAGAAGAAACTGTTTGACGAGTTCACGGCTCGAATGAAGTTGAATACTGGCGAGCCCGCAGACGTCAAGAAAGCCGTCACCGAGCACTGCGACAAGTGCAATATGTCTCGCGAAGAGTCGTCCGATGAAGGTATTCTCGTCTGTCCTTTGTGCGGGTCGGAAGAGTACATGCTCGTAGTGTCCGACCAGCCGAGTTTTCGTGATCCTCCGAAAGAGCGTAATAATTATGCGTACAAGAAAATCAATCACCTGAACGAAATTTTGAACCAATTTCAAGCCAAAGAGTCCACAATTATCCCCAACGAAGTGATGAACGAAGTGGTGTTGGAAATCAAGAAGCGGCGTATCCAGAACGTAGCCGAATTGACGGAAAAGGATATGCGCGAGATTCTGAAGAAGCTCAATCGATCAAAGTATTATGAACATGCCACCCACATTATTTCAAGACTGAACGGTAATCCTCCCCCCACCATCACTCCGGAAATTGAGGAAAAGATCCGAGCCATGTTCCAGGAAATCCAGGCGCCTTTTTTAATATACTGTCCCGACGACCGAACCAATTTTCTGTCCTATTCGTACATTCTCTATAAGTTCTTTGAACTCCTAGAGTTAGACGAGTACAAGGTTTATTTTCCGTTGCTGAAATCCCGAGACCGCCTAATTTCCCACGACGCGATCTGGCAAAAAATTTGCGATTACTTGAAGTGGGAGTTTATTCGTTCCGTCTAAAAGACGATTCGTTTAATGGAGCGCCTTCCACACGAGCTTGTGCGTCAGCGCCCACGCCACACCGAACACCGCCGCATGTACACCCGCCACGGTCAGCTTAGATCCGCCCGGAGGCAGGGACAGGACGACGCCGGGAGTCAGGACAAAGAACAGCGCAGCAGCGTACACAGCCATCCACCACATGTTGATATACTCTTTTTCAAGACAAAAAGTTTATTGATAAGGCTTTCACATTATTTTCTTTTTGAAGAACATATCAATGATCAGTCGCTGGGGGTATCATCTCATTGTAGATGCTGCCAACTGCGTTCCTAGCTCCATCCGTTGTGCCCGCAATATCGAACAGTTCACTCACACACTTGTCAAGCGCATCGACATGGTCGCGTACGGCAAGCCGCAAATCGTAATGTTTGGAACAGGCAATAAGAAAGGATACACACTTGTTCAGCTTATTGAAACGTCAAATATCACCGCCCATTTTGTTGAGGAGTCCAATGATATGTACTTGGATGTATTCTCGTGCAAACAGTTTGATCCGTCTGTCGTAGAAGCTGTCCTCAACAAACACTTCTTACCCCAGAACGTGAAGTCTCGCTACCTCGAGCGCCAGGCGGAACACAAAGAGCAATCGGGATGGTAAAAATTGGAGAGGACGTTTCCGTCCGAACTCCGTGTATGGCTGTGTGAAACTCAGTCAAGCTTGTTTTTATCTCCAGCCCACTTCTTGTAAAGCGCAGCCGTCTTACGCAGACACTCGATCCGCGGTAGCATGCTAGAATACCCTTCCCAATCACCTGCCATCTTAGCAGCGTCCATCTGGATCTGCAAGTCGCAAATTCCCATTTCACTGGCAATTGCGAGGTCAGACTCTAGGTAATGCTCAGCGTACTCGCTGCGCTTCTTGGTCCAGATGCGCTTCTCCAGCGCAATGTGTTTGATATACTCTGCAGCTTCAGGCACATTCTTGAACGTCTCCCGCTCCTTCGCGAGAACCTCCATCTTCTTTGAACACACGTCCATGTACTTCATGAGCGACTCACCGTCCTCAGGAATCTCAACGACACGCTCTAGTGGGATACCCCACGTGAGCTTGTTAGTATTGGCGACAGACGGAACCGTAATGGTCTGCGTGTCAACAATTATCTCATCGTCACCCCAGCAGGATGACATCATGTTCTCATTCAGGTCGATAAGCATATCGGTCATGATGTGTTCGTTAAAAGCCAGCAATGAGACGCTCTCGCTTACCAAAACCAATTCCGTTTTTTAGTATGCGTCGGTGGCTTGTGGACATGTCTGGTGAGGATCGCTGTTGTCAATACAGTCTCCTGACGGACACTGTTTGTATCCTACCGGACACTTTGCCCTTACCTTCGTGTCAGGATTCCGGAAGTGCTGCTTTTTATTGACGTAGTATTTATAAAGCCAAATTATCAAAGGTATAACAATTGCTGTGAGCACCACTGCAAGCAAAGAGGGGTCATCCGTCATTTATTATATACTACTCTAATTTCCAAACATAGTAAGGTCGCAGACTCGTACCATGTCCTTCGTAATAAAAAGCACCTTCATACTGTAGCTGAGGATGAGCATCTTTGACATGATCTTTCATTAACTGAATGAAAGGTGCGTTGGGTCGGTCGTTAATGTACAGCACAATGTGTCCTCTATCTTCAAGATGGCGAACTGATTTCTTGAAGAAAGGAACTAAAAACTCCTCCATAAAATCATCTACTGATTCCCATCCTACCATTTTATCGTACTTTTCAAGTGTGTAAAACGGAGGGCTAGTAAACACTAAATCATACTTCCCCGAAATCCTAACATTTTGAAACTTACCGTCTTTGACACGATACTTTAAAGGATCAGCACCTGTATCGGAAATGATAGCTTTGTATGCCGGCTGCATACTAGAATTGGAATCTACACCCAAGTATTCACAACCGTACGAAATCGCACATCGTAACCTATCCCCCCATCCGGCGGTAGGATCTAGCCACTTTTTAGGTTTGAACATTTTCAGAACTTGCATTCCTACCTCGTAAGGATACAAAGTACACATCTTCACTTTTTTTTGAAGTTGGTTAAGGGTAAGGTCTGGATTTTCTTTCCACACGTCAAGTGGAACGGGATTATCTTCAAACCGGCAAGACAACCTTTGTTTTAAGGAATACTTGTCGGTCAGATCATTGATTTCCCAGTTTCTTGATTTTGGTATTATTAAACGTTTCCCACGAAACGTCTCCATTATTATTGTTTAAGGAGATGATTCTGATGGTTGAGGAACCTTTCCAGAATCTGTGCTGTATGTCGCGTGACCGACCGGGACACAATCATTGCCCTGCTGGACGTGTCCGTTCGGGCACACGGCTCCAAAGTTACCGAACTTCTCGAGGTAACCTTTGATGTTGACCCAGTAGTACCGCATAACCAGAGATGTGACTACAGCGAAGAGTAGAGCGTGGACAACGATGATCGTGCGACGAGACGATGCCTTTGACGGCAGAGTAACAAGTACGCCGGGCACGAACGCGACGAACAGTAGAGCGGATAAGATAGAGCTTATCAGATCCATTTATTATATTACATAAATGATTTCTTCACCCAATTGCGATCCGCCTTGAATGTCTTGGAGCGCCCCTTGGATGAACGCTTAGTGTACGTGGACGCAGCATTCAGCTTACGAAACGTGGACAGGGCGCCATACGAACGCACGGCTTTCTTCAGGGCTTTATGCCGAGCCGTCTTGGACTTTTTAGCCGAGTATCCTAACTTTACGAGCTTACCCTCTTTCAACTCACCAATACCCGGACCATGAATCTTCTCCCACTTCGTACGATGCGTTCGGCGCCGGCGCTTACCTGCGTCCATAACACATCCTGCCATTTATACCTTGTTGGTGAAAAATGATGGGCAGCACTTCTTGACTTCCACGAGCGCAACCTTCTCAAGCTTCTCAACTTCGACAACTGCAGCCTTCTTGACCTCGGACTTGACAAGGTCTACCGCCTTAATTACATGGGGCAGAGCATCATCGCACCAGTCGATCGCGGTAACGCGTACAGCCACCGGAAGATCAGCTGTCCGGATCTCGGACTTCAGCTCGTCAACAACCTTCTTGATCTTTTCATCTAAAGACAGCTCGGCTTGTAGTTCCGCCACGGAAAGCTTCGATAGCGCCAGCTTGAGAACATCCGTCAGGTCCGAGAAATCTACCGTAGCCGCAGGAGCCGGAGTAGGCGCAGGTACGACGACTGGAGCATCCGTAACGACTCCTGTAACAGCAGCTTCGGCAGGTACTACAGGGTCTGACATTTTGTTACTACTCGGTAAATATTCTGTAAATGCGAAACCCAGACCAAAAATCGTGTAAATACAAATGCTTCGTTTATTGTTGAGTGCTCTGGCGTTTGCAGGAACCAAAGCACAAACTCCAGGATATGACTGGAACGGGTTTAGTGCGTCCGGTCTCGGTTGTGGATCCGATTCGGGTGCCCTTAATGTGGGTCTTGGACAATCTTTGCCTCCTGACGCTACCGGTTTGAAAGTGAAACAGATCGCATTTGCGATTTACGGAACCAACTCCCTCCCCACATTTATTCAGCTGGACGGAAGTACCGCTACTCCCCGCCTTTCAACGTCGTCCGCAGTTCAGTGCTGCGGATCGGGCTGTGATCTGGCAGTCCAGGTAGCTGCGGCAGGGTACTCATGGTACAACTCTCCCTGCGGTCAGGCTCCCTGTGCTAATGCCAACAAATGGTACTACATGGACTTTTCGGGAACAGCAGTGGGAACAACTCAACAAACCGGTATATCCCAGGCAACATTTTACGATTCCGGCGGAGCCCAGATTGGTGCCCATATGATCAATCTTGGTTCGGGATCCGTGTTTTTCATGTCGTATACCACTATCATTCCAACACATTCAATCACTCCTTCGGTCACACCATCTCCGGTATCGCCAAGTTTAACACCTTCAGACACTGCGTCTACCTCTGTGTCCCCAAGCGTAACAGCCAGCGGATCAATGACCCGAACGGGTTCTAAATCGGTGAGTTCGAGTCGGAGCGTATCCCGCAGTTCATCGGTGGACGTTACCGATTCGCGATCGCCAAGTGTGAGTACAAGTGCTTCTCGAGCTCATTCGGTAACTGTATCTCCATCCCGTGCTGCTTCACTCACTCGGTCTCAATCTAGATCTGCATCTCCAGTCTCTTCATCTCCAACACCAACGGTGACTCCTTATATCCCATGGTTCCAGGGTCTTGTGGGATGCTGTCATAATTCAGTAGATACATCCATACAAGCTTTGAACGTTCTAACGCCGTATCCTTACGTAAATATGGGTATTAACCGCATATCAATCCAGTACTGGCCTTTGGCTGCGGGAACAGCGACCTTCACTATTGCTCTCATGGATGTGTCTGGAAGAAGTTTTCCAGGAGGAACTGTTCTGGCATCAAAGACGTTTTCTGTGGTGTCTCCAGGTAGTTTCCCAACATATTCTCAACAGGTTGCGACATTCACGGATCTTGACCCAATATCCTCGTATGTTCTAGGAGGAGATGTCGAGTATGCCCTGGCGTTCTATAATGCGACGCCAGGAATCATAGACCTTGTTTTGGGGGTACCCAGTTTATCTCCTTTCTTTTGGAACGGGTTGATGCCTGAAGGAACTGGGTCGTTCTATACGGTGGGAGAAACAGACCCTGCAACCGTGACGAACTGGATACAGTCGTCAAATATTGCGTTTGTGGCGGTTGGAGCCGGACCTGTGATATCCAGTTCGCCATTACCATCCCTGTCCATAACATCCAGTTCTAGTCCTTCACCAACCGCCGATGTGTCTCAAAGCACAAGCATATCTGCTACACCCTCTTCAAGTTCTAGCATATCAGAAACCTCTTCGCCTTTTCAAAGCACAAGCATATCGTCTACTACCTCCTCAAGCTCTAGTTCCAGTGTTTCACCAACCACGGATGTATCTCAAAGCACAAGCATATCTGCTACTACCTCGTCCAGTTCCTCGTCCAGTTCCTTGTCCAGCGTTTCGTCGTCAACATCTCCTTCTTCATCGTCCAGTGTTTCCATATCACCCAGCAATTCCATCACCATATCTTCAATTGCAACTGTGTCAGGGTCTGGATCGTCCACATTAAGCCAGAGCCAAAGCCTTGCTCTTTCAGCCACACCTGCTTCTACTCCGTCTATCAGCGCTACGGCTTCGGATTCACCCTCCCTAACGACTGCCATGACTGCCTCTCTAACTGGATCTCTCACGTTATCATCCTCTTCTAGCGTATCACTCTCAACATCTATATCTTCATCGTCAACGGAGTCCATCTCTTTAACTTCTACATCATCAACAACGTTCAGTTCATCCATTTTTCCAACACAGACGTCTAGTTTGAGTACAACTGAATCTACGACCGTAACGTCTAGTGTTACACCGTCTTTGAGCATGAGTGTTACGAGTTCTAAAAGCTCTGATACAAGTGGATCTCCAAGTTTTAGTGTGAGTGTGAGTTCATCGGGTAGCATAACCGCGTCTCCTCAAAGTTTCCAGCAGGTAAGTAATACGACAATGTCGGCAACATCAACCCCGCAGTTTTACACAACTGCGTTTCCAACCGTAACTCCGACATACAGCCCTACTCAGAACGCCACTCTACCCATTATTGTGGTAGACGGTCAGGCTACAAATATGACAACCACGAACGCTTTACTGGGAAGCACACTTGCCCTCATCATTGTTGCGGTCGCTCTGGCTGCTGGACGGTATCTCCCTGTTGGATGGACACAGAGGTTTCGTCGCATGATTCCTCAGTCTACAATTGATAGTTTTAAGCGTGACCCGCTCGGATCAGTAACTGCTATGGTCAATGACCCCAAGAGCATACTCAAAAGTATAAAGATCCCAGATAGCGTAAAAAGTATTGCTGAGTTTGTTCCTCAGGAACTAAAGGACAAGTTTGTTCCTGAAAGTGTTCAAAAATTCATAACTCCATCAGCAGCTATAGTTCCACACGTGGAAGCAGATACCGAAGACGAAAAAACTGAACGACCTCCAACTCCCGAACACAAGACGTCTCGTCGCGCTCCATCTCCTCAGCCGATTGGCGAAGTAAAAGACACTTCAGAACCCGGAAAGGAAGTTGAGAAGGTTACAGGAATAATAGAGGACTCGGGCGTAACTCTTCCTCGCCAACAATCAGCTATTCTTCAAATAAATACAGAAGATTTGGAGGCAGTACGTGCGTTTTTGGATGCAAGAGGAACAACTCATAACGTACTGGGCTGATCGGATTTTGGGCACGAAGAACATCCCGTAGGCTTCTCGGCTACCTTAATCTGCGAAGAAATGGAGTACCCGTAGAGCACGACCACAAGAAGAGCACCCAGACCCATCAGGATAGTCGTCCAGGAGATCGTAAACATTTATTCTTTAAAGCGAGTTAGAATCTCGTAAATAAACTCGGAGTAAAAAGTGGTTCTTTAGCTCACTTGGTAGAGCATCTGGCTGTTAGGTATGCTGTTGGCACCGGAAGGTAGTTGGTTCGATCCCAACAAGAACCGTTTACAGAATAAAACAAATAAGAAGATAATGGAATACGAATCTGATCGTACACTGATTGAAACTAAACTTGAAGAAGTTAAACGCCTAGCTTTATTGGAAGCTGTCGAATCAACTACTTTTGTAGCTTCTGAGCCGGATCCCAAATGGGTGAAGCCAGCTCCTCAACCTACTCTTCCTGCTGTAGGTATTGAAGAAGCCCAGGGGTTCTGGATCAATGGTGGTAAGACTGGTGGTAAGAAAGATGAACCGGCTTCAAATGAGACATTTGACCACGATCTTCCAAATCTAGAAAAGAATGGTTCTAAAGAACTTCCAGCTGTCCCAAATACTCCCATTGGAAAGCTGACAGCTGCTGATACAGACAAACTTATTAAAGCTCGTAATGGTCCTACCGACGAAGACTTGGCAAACTTGCTGGATTGTACCGTGCTTGATATGTATAAGCGAATTGCAGGTGGTCTTTATTCCAAGGAAAATCTAATTAAGGCATATAAATCAGGCTTACGTAGTGAGTGAGTATAAAGTACAGTATGGGTATTCCTTTTTATTTTGCGAGTTTGATCAAGTCCCATCGTGGCATAACCGACAGCGTAAAACGTGGACTTCCACTTGAAGTTGACGTTTTAGGTGTAGATTTTAACTGCCTCATTCATCGGTACCTCAAAGAAGAGCGACCGATTGAGTCTATTATCGAAGCATTCGCTTACCTTTTGGAACACGTATGCAAAGCCAAGAAAGTCCTCATTGCTCTGGACGGTCTAGTTCCGTACGCCAAGATCGTTCAGCAACGGTACCGCCGTATGCGCATCAAAGAAGAAACGGCGTTTGATCGTAACCTCATTTCGCCCGATACGCCGTACATGCGCGAACTGGAAGCTGCACTCGTAGCCAAGTTTCCGTACGCGGACATCAGCCGTACGACGGTTCCCGGCGAAGGCGAGCACAAACTCATTGTGGACATGAAAAAGATTCCAGCGGACCAGCGGAAGTCCGTATGTATTTACGGTCTGGACGCCGATCTGATTTTGATTTGTCTACAAAACAAGGAACTCTCTGATCCTGGTCAAATGCATTTGCTGCGTGAGAGCGCAGAATTTGACGACCCGAAGCTGAAGACCGCCGAGTTTGCTACCATGAATATTTGGGAACTAGGATCTCAACTTCCACTTCCCACAGAACAGTATATGGCTCTGTCCATGCTATGTTTCGGCAACGATTTCATGCCGAATTTGGGAATGTTCTCGTTGCGCGAAGACGGGTACAATCGCGCCCTCCAGTTTTACCAGGAGTCGGGACGACCGGATCTACTGACACCCGAAGGACGACACCAGTTCTTCAAGTACTCTGCGTCTCGCGAGATGGGAGTTCTGAAAGAACGAATTACACTACGTAAGCGCCCGGAAGAGAAGGCTGTTTTAGGTAAGGATCAAACAGAGTTTTCCCGAAAATATGGTTTGCATATTCTGGACGGAGTTTTGGATATGGAACCGGTCGTTGAAGCGTACTGGAAGACCTTGCACTGGACATGGTACTATTTCACCCAAAGTACACCGATTCATTGGGGATGGGTGTATCCGTATGCGGATGCGCCACTCGTATCAGATATTGTGAAATACGCTGAAACGGGAGTACAAAAAGGTAAGTTGAATTTTACTCTGTCTGATCAACTGCATTTTATTATGCCCGCATCGTCGCTAAAAAAGACTAGGAGACGCGTCAAGTTTCCCGACGAACTTCACGATGAGGAAACTAGGAATCCTTGGATGAAACGGCATTTCTGGGAAATGAAGCCGCGTATTTCTTTGCCATGGAATCCTAACGACGAATTAACGAAAATCGTCCCGATCGTAAACTGAATCCTACTTGAAGAGGTGACCCATCCGCTTTTAGACCTGGTAATACATTACCCGACGGTCCTCGAATATTCATAATTGGACGGACGATATCCGCTTCCGGAACCTGAATATCAAAGTTCATTTCCCGAGGATTCCAATACTCGTTATTGATTTGGTTCATTTCACGAACCGATCTGGACATCATGAAGCCTTCCGCATCGGTTCGTGCCCAATTTCGCTGAAGATATAGCAAATATTGTTTGCGATACTCCGATGCGCTCGTAACTTTTGTGAGCATTATCAAAGTATCAATGCTATCACGAACAGATTGAATAATCGGTTTATCGAGACGCGTATTCACCGTATTATGTGCGCGGCACACGAAGGTGAACAGTTCGGCTCGGCTATTCCACCATCCAGGATGTCTGGACATGTACGTTTGGTACATTGATCCAAAATGGACCTTACACGAAGGGCACGATATCGTCTCGGCAAACAGATCAATGAACCTTTTCATGATCAGTTTATCGCTTTGTGTCGGGTTTTCGGGATAATTTGCGGATATTGAGTGCAGCGTTATCCATCCAAGTGGACCCCACCTGGCTGTCATTAATTATTCGGGGGAAATGAAACCGGCTAACATTGCGCCACTCAACATTTCTCGTTTAATACGAGGAGGAGTCTCTGGGTTTTTCAAAAGGTTGTGTTTCTTCACGAGTTCGTCGACTTTATTGTCGCTCATCTTCGCAATTTTCCTCTTAATAGTCTTACGACGACGGTACTCGCCTTTATCAGTAAACAGCCGGATCGTATGTTTCCGCGACGACTTCTTGAACGGCGGCGGCTTAGCTGGATCAGACGTAGGTTTGACCTTTAGAGTCTTTTTCAGAACTCCGCGAGGAAACGTTTTCATGCTCTTCTTCTTACCAGCTGAAAGAACAGGCTTGACTTCAGGCACCATTTGCGGTTTTGGGGTCGAGTCTCCACCGATCTTGGTCACTTTGTAGACAGGCTTTTCTTTGTCAGTCATATGCTCCTATTATAAAAACGAATAATTAGATTTACGGGAACTGGATCTTATAGAACCATCATGGAGTGGGACGCGATCAAGACGTATTTTAAGAATGGTGTCCCTCGCCTTGTGGAGCATCAGATTGAATCATTTGAGGATTTTGTGCGTAATAAGATCCCACTGATCGTGTGCTCAACGGCTCCGATTGTGGTATGGCACGAGCAAGATGAGGTTACGAAGAAGTATAAGTATGAGTTCCGTCTGACGTTTGAGAATATCACGTACACGAAACCTCGCATCCAGGAAGCTACGGGACGAATTAAGACTATGTTTCCCCAGGACGCGCGTACGCGCAATTTCACGTACGCCGCCCAGATGTTCTCAGACATCAGGTTCACGGTTCGATCATACAAGGCACCGACATACGCGACATTCGACGAAGAAGTTAAGGTGTTTGAGGGCGTATCACTCGGCAAGATTCCGGTGATGCTGGGGTCGTCGCTATGTATTATGTCAGACTACCCGATGTCGAAGGAGGAGATTGGTGAATGCCCTTACGATCCGTTCGGGTACTTCCTGATCCATGGATCAGAGCGCACCATTCTGAGTCAGGAGAAGGTGGCAGATAACCAGATCATGGTCTTCTTCAATAAGAAGACAGCGTCCAAATACACTTATTCTGCGGAGATGAAGTCGCTGCACGAATCGTTCACAACTCCTCCCAAGAAACTGGAAGTGCGGATTTCTGCCAAGTTCAATGGGTATGGTTACCCACTCACAATGTGTGTTCCGCGATTCCGCGAGGATATTCCGCTATGCGTAATGTTTCGGGCATTTGGTGTAGAAAAGGATAAGGATATCGCCGACATTATTTACCCGGATGGCGACGAGCGTCAGATCGCAGCATTAGCTGCCTCGTTTCATGAGGCGGCAGATATCAAGGTGTTTACGCGCGAAGACGCGATCGAGTACTTGACCCACAACTTGCAGTATGGCACGACACAGGACGATAAGAAGGTGTATGTTCGTTCTCTTCTGGAAACAGAGTACCTTCCACACGTCCGTTTCGGCGGCGATACGTCTCCTCTCCCAGTTCTCGAAGCTCGCAAAGTCATTCTTACTGGTTGGATCGTACGTAAGCTGATGATGACCGAGTCGGGTCGTTTGAAAATCGACGATCGCGATGCATACCCGAACAAACGGGTCGTATCGACTGGTGCTCTGCTCACCCATCTATTTCGCCAGCTGTTTCAGAAAGTGTGTAAGGATATTCGCTCAAAGTTTGTGCATGAAGTCAATAACGATACGTGGAAGAAGCGCGATACGCCTCGTCCGCTGGAAGTCTTGAACGTGAACAATCTGTACAAGATCCTCAAGGTTTCAACCATCGAAGGAAAACTGAAGCAGGCGCTGGCGACAGGTAACTTTACGGTTCAGGGACTCGGTACGTCTACGGTTTCAACGGCTACGAAGATGGGTGTATCTCAAGTCTTGAATCGCTTGTCGTATTCAGCCACACTGAGTCATGTTCGGCGTATCCAGACTCCGGTTGAGAAATCCGGAAAGCTTCTGGCTCCACGCAAGCTTCACGGCACGTCTTGGGGGTATGTGTGTCCGGTTGAGACGCCAGAGGGTCATTCGGTCGGTATTGTGAAGTCAATGTCCATGCTGACATCGGTGACCCAACACAGTCCAGCCGCGGTCGTCCTAACGTTTCTCAAGAACCAACCTGTTGAATGGATCCGTGAGATTAAGACGTATAAAGGTACCATGATCATTCTGAATGGCGTGATTCTAGGGTACACTACGAGTCCAGAGATTCTCCACGACGCTTTGCGCAAGGCGAAACAGATATTCAAGATTCATCCGCATACGGGTATTTCATGGAATATTCACCACAATATTCTGAATGTGGAGACGGATGGAGGACGGTTTGTGCGTCCGTTGTTTCGGGTCGAAAACGGTACGATGCTTCCGTCTCCTGTGCAGCCGGACGAGTGGAACGATTGGGTGCGGACGTGTGTAGAGTACATTGACCCTGCCGAAACCGAGGTGATTCGAGTCGCAATGTTTCCCCGCGAAATCACGAAGTCGCACACACACTGCGAGATTCATCCAACACTGATCCTGGGACATATGGCTTCATCTATCCCGTTCTCTGATCATAATCAGTCGCCACGCAATACGTACCAATCAGCTATGGGCAAACAGTCTATGGGCATCTTTGCTCGGAACTACGCTAAGCGACTCGACAAGAATGGGTACATTCTATGTTCGCCGATGCGTCCGTTTGTGGAGACTCGCATGATGAATGTCCTGAACACGCACGAAATGCCGAGTGGCGATAATGTGATCGTAGCGATCGGGATCTATTCAGGGTACAATCAGGAAGATTCCGTCATCATGAATCGCGCCTCAATTGATCGGGGAATGTTCCGGACGTTGTACTATACTATCTACAAGGATGAAGAGCACCGCAATGTTTCGTCGGGCAAAGAGGAGAAGTTCGCGAAACCGAGGCGGGAGAATACACGGGGATTCAAGACGTCCGCATACCACGCGATCCAGGACAACGGAGCTCCGGCTCTTCATTCCTACATTCACGAGAACGATGTCGTGATTGGAAAGGTCACAAGTTTGAAGTCCGATCCGAACGGGTACGCTTTCCGCGACTCGTCTACAATCCATCGCAATTCTGAGACGTGCCGTGTTGACGGTGTGTGGAATGAGAAGAATTCGGATGGGTACCCGTTCGTCAAGGTCCGTGTAGTGTCTGAGCGGGTTCCGGAAGTTGGAGATAAGGTGAGTTCTCGACACGGACAAAAGGGTACGTGCGGCATCATTCTCAATGAGGAAGATATGCCGTACACCTCATCAGGTCTGCGTCCCGACATCATTATGAATCCTCACGCGGTACCTTCACGTATGACGATCGCGCAGTTGATGGAGACGATGCACGGTAAGATCTGTGCTGAGAAGGGTACGCTGGGCGATGGTACACCATACTCTCATCTAAAAATCGGAACGTTAAAAGAACATCTACTCGCTATGGGAATGCATCCCTACGGTAATGAGATCATGTACAATGGTCAAACTGGCGAGATGATGGAGAGCGAAATCTTTATTGGTCCAACGTTCTACCAGCGCCTCAAACACATGGTTCTCGACAAGAAGCATTCTCGCTCCCGCGGTCCAATTGTCAGCCTTACGCGCCAGCCTTGCGAGGGCAGATCGCGCGATGGCGGATTGCGTGTCGGAGAGATGGAGCGTGATTGCATGTTGTCTCACGGTTTAGCTGTATTCACCAAGGAGCGGCTCATGGATGTATCCGATCCGTTCACTACGGGTTTCTGCAAGACCTGTGGAACTTTGGCGGTCGTGAATCCTTTGGAGAATGTGTACCATTGTGGCAACTGCGGAATGAAGACACACTTCGAAATGAAGACGATTCCGTATGCTGTCAAGCTCTGGTCACAGGAACTAGAAGCTATGCATATTGTACCCCGAATGGTATTTGAGTAGTTTAGATATTCTAAAATTACAATACTAATGTTAACGGTCCACTTTCCAGAATGGTGTGGGCTGGGAAACCAGCTTTTTATTTTAGCAGCCTTGGAATCGTTTGCCACACATTCTAAAAGACAGTTTTATTTGCAAATGAAACCACCTCCCTTCAATCCTCACTCAAAAACAAATTACTTTGATACAATTTTTGATAAGTGGAAGGCATATTATTTTCCGGCTAAACCTCTTTGTGAAGTTTTCGAACCTAAGCTAGGAGCTAACTTACCTACGTTTAATACGCTATTGCTAGGATACTTTCAAGATTGGAGAATTGTTCAACCAATTCGCGAACAGTTTATCGAACGTCTAACGTTCAACAAAAGCATACTGGGAAAGTACCCAGACATTTCAGAGCGAGTGTTTGTACACGTGCGCGGCGGGGACTATCTTACATGGGATGGGTTTGTAGACTTAACTCATTATTACCAAACGTGCCTATCCATGATAAACGATAAAATAGTTGTGTTTACCGACGATATTCCCTACGCTCAGAAAGTCCTGAAACGCCCGTTTGAATGTATTGTAGAAAACGAAGAGGATACGCTTTACCTTATGTCACAATGTAAGGGATGTATCTGTGCTAACTCAACATTTTCATGGTGGGGGGCGTATCTGAATCCGAATAGACAGATTTTTATTCCATCAAAGTGGGATAAGGACGGTGCAGTAAAGTACAGTTTTCCCGGGACAACTATTGTGGACGTTTAATGATAATGCAGTATCTCGTAGAATTTGTAGGTACTTTAATTATAGTCTATGCCCTTCTTCTTACCGATACAAACCCAGCTATAATGGCTATTGTCTACTTTGCCGTGTACACAGTAGCGGGTGAAATGGCGACCGGAACGTTCAATCCTCTGGGTGCTTTGGGATATTATATGATTGGACGGATGTCATTACAAGAAATGGCTCTCAACGTATCAACCCAAATCTTTGCGATGGAAGCTGCTGTTATTTCCTTCTTGCCGATAAAGGCTTTCATAGGAGACATGTACTAATATCAAATGAGTCTGTACCTTTACGTCATTGACCCCAATCACCGCGAGCGTCAGCGTGAACATGTCCGTAATCGTCGCGTAACAGATTCTGGTGTTGATCTAATTTGCCGAAATAAGGTTCTGGATGTAGCGGTTCCATTTAATCTTGGTGTGGAAATCAAGACCGGTGTTATCGCGGCTGCGCTTGATAAGGATGGTAAACCGGCACCGTACCTTCTTCTCGCTCGGTCATCGACGTCCCTAACTCCTTTGCGTATGTCGAATCAGGTAGGTTTGGCAGATGCTGGGTACCGTGGCGAACTTATTGCACGTGTTGATTGTTTGGACACCAATTGTGGACAGTACACGATTCAAGAGGGGCATCGTCTATTCCAAATCGTTCAGCATAATTGGCTGCCGTACGATCGGGTGATTATTGTAGATTCACCAAACGATCTTCCTGTTCCTCCCGATAATCGTGGAGGTGGTGGATTTGGATCTACAGGCAACTAACCTCTAAAAAATAAGCCCTTTTAGCATAGTGGTATTGCGTTTGATTTGTATTGAGTACTAATCATCAAAAGGTCCGTGGTTCGATTCCACGAGAGGGCACATTCGGTGGTTCAAACGAGATCCCGAATGAGCCACAGAGAAATCGCGTCGTGCACGACTGCACCCCAGTATGCAGAGTACAGCGTGGTTTTCATTCCAAAGAACATCGCTAGAATGAGCACAATTGATCGCAGGAACGTGTTGAGGATGGGGTTCGCGGTCGGGAAAAATAGGACGTTCATTTATCAAAGAAAACGAAATTATAACGGATAAGCGAGTTGGTGAGTATAAATAATGGGATATATTTATCGCATCACGAACAATCTCAACGGCAAACAATACGTTGGGCAAACTTTACATCCAGATATTCATACACGTTGGAATCAACATAAGCGAAAATGTAAAACTATGTTGGGACGATGTCTATTCAACGCTTATGTAAAACACGGGATTGAAAACTTTAAGTTTGAGATTGTATGTATATGTTTTGACGAAGCATGTAATGAACTTGAAGAATTCTATATTGAAAAATTCAATACCCTGTCGCCAAATGGGTATAACTTGAAATCTGGAGGAAAGAATTCAAGACAAAACGAAGAAACCAAGAAACTTATTAGCGAAAAGAAGAAAGGTGTTCCTAGCACGATTGTATACACCGACGAAATGAGGAAAGCTCGCAGTGAACGAAAGATGGGTTCTAAAAATCATAACTTTGGCAAACCTGTTTCTACCGAACAACGGTCCGCTATAAGCGAAAAGATGAAACAGATTTGGAAAGAAAAGAAAGAAGCCGGATTCGTACAAAGCAAGACTGTGATACAAGCATTGGTAAAAGGGCGTACTGAACAAAGAAAAGCCGTTATCAAAAAAGCTAAAGTCGTTTCAAAAGGACGAAAACAACGTGTTGGAAAATATGATGATTACGGTACGTTACTTGAAGAGTTTGAAAGCATACAAACTGCTGCTATTAAAACTGGAGCAAAACCCTCCGTAATTTCGTCAGTATGTCGCGGAGTAAAGAAACGTGCCGGAGGGTTTAAATGGAAGTTCCTTGATGTAGAATTAATGGACTTTAAACGCAATAACTCAACAGGTGAAAAGTATATAACTATGGATAAGGGCGCGTTCATCGTAAGGATCAAGCGGGGTATTCTCTTAAACCATTGGTCAAGGCATCATACGATACAAGATGCTATTGTAATGCGTGATAAAGTCATAAAGATTCTTCCAGAACAACTACGATAAGACCAACATTTATAATAAAAACGTACCGTCGCCCATACCCTCGTTGAATTTTCTAGAAATTATTTTTTTCTTGGGGTAAGGTATAACAACAATATGGGAGGTGGCCTGATGCAATTGGTATCGTACGGAGCCCAGGATATCTACATTTCCGGTAACCCCCAGATCACGTTCTGGAAGATTCTGTACAAGCGCCACACGAACTTCGCGGTTGAGTCCATTGAGGTCACCTTCAACGGCCAGGCCGACTTCAACAAGCGCGTAACGGCTGTCATCAACCGCAACGCTGACCTGATGTACAAGACGTACATCCAGGTAGTACTCCCCCAGATTGACCTCGGCACCAACGGCACGACGGGTCTCACGGCGGCTGGCTCGGGCTTCCGCTGGCTCAACTACATTGGTCACCGCCTGATCAACCAGGTTGAGCTCGAGATCGGCGGTCAGCGCATTGACCGCCAGTACGGTGACTGGATGCAGATCTGGACGCAGCTGTCGACGGATGCCGGTAACATTGCCGTGCTCGACTCCATGCTCGGCAACACCCATGACCTTGTGCTGATGAAGCGCGGCACGGGTCTCGCGCAGGATGCGACGTGCTCCAGCTCGGAGACGACCATCTCTTGCGTCCCCCGCTCGGGCACGCCCGCCAAGACCCTGTACATCCCCCTCCAGTTCTGGTTCTGCCGCAACCCTGGTGTGGCGATTCCCCTGATTGCGCTCCAGTACCACGAGGTGCGCATCAACGTCGACTTCGAGACCTGGCAGAACTGCCAGTACGCCGAGGATACCGTCGGACACCCTACGGCTGCCTCTGCCCAGTCCCTGGCGGCTGCCTCGATCTACGTCGACTACGTCTACCTCGACACGGAGGAGCGCCGCCGCTTCGCCCAGCAGTCCCACGAGTACCTCATTGAGCAGGTTCAGTACACGGGTGCTGAGTCAATCACGTCCTCGTCCAACAAGGTCCAGCTGAACTTTAACCACCCCGTCAAGGAGCTCCAGTGGGTCGTCCAGCGCGACTCGTTCGTTGACTGCTCGACGTCCTCGTGGCTCGCGTCGGTTGGCGGTGCGCAGCCCTTCAACTACTCCGACGACTTCTCCACGGACGGCATGATCGTATCGCTGCTCTCCCAGGCGTCGGGCAGCTCGGTCACCGCCCAGGCGACCTACACGGCGTCGGCGCAGCTCGCCACGGCAGTGCTCGGACAGGGTGCCACGGAGGGTACGTCCCTCATCGGCGCGGACTCTCAGGACGTCGCTGGTCTGGCAGAGTTCGACTCGGGTGTCAACTACCTGCTCGCGAAGGTCATCCTCGCCTCGAACGTCCGCTGCGAGGGCAAGAACCCCGTGGAGGTCGCCAAGCTCCAGCTCAACGGACAGGACCGCTTCACGGAGCGTGAGGGCGCCTACTTCGACAAGGTGCAGCCTTACCAGCACCACAGCCGCTCGCCGTCCACGGGCATCAACGTGTACTCGTTCGCCCTGCGCCCCGAGGAGCACCAGCCTTCCGGCACGTGCAACTTCTCGCGCATCGACAAGGCGACCCTGCAGCTGACGGTCTCGCTCAACACGGTCACGGGCACTCGCACGGCGCAGGTCCGCGTCTACGCGCTCAACTACAACGTGCTGCGCGTCATGTCCGGCATGGGTGGCCTCGCGTACAGCAACTAAGCGTAAAACGCTTAGCGCTAACCGTAATTCAAAAATTAATAAAAAAACACAATTGAGTTTCCGAACAGAACTTCAATTGTGGTGTACAAATAATGTTCACTTTACGTGAATGGCAGGGGTTTCCTAAACACAAACCAAACATTATTGTAAATGCGTCGGCTATTGATGGATCTGATTCTCCACAGACGTTTCCCATTGGAATGTGCTACCGTTATATTAGTTATCAAGAGCTGGAGACACAACTAGGTTATCACAAAGACCTGGTATTTTGTGGGATACGACCCAACACAGATACTCGTAGACGTAAGAAAGGACTCAATAGATCAACGATTCTTCAAATACTCCAATCCAACGGAATTCAAAATACGGTTCTGGACCCTTCGGGATATTTTACAAGTCTTCCCAACTACAAATTCGTGATAAGTCCGGAGGGAAATGGTGTGGACTGCCACCGACATTACGAAGCTCTTATGGCTGGATGTATTCCGGTAGTAGAAGACAGCGAACATATACGACATGTGTACGGTGATTGTCCAATACTGTATACGTCCGACTACTCGGAAATCACTCCAGAATACCTTTTGACCAAGTATGATGAGATGATTGATAAGACGTACGACTTTTCAAAGTTGTTTGTGTCGTCATATTCTCAAGAACTACAGAACGAAATAAGGAGAAATAGTTCCTTTTGGACCCGATCATTACAAAAATTTAAATTTAAGTGGGGGCTTAATAGGTTATGAATACTTTTTGTGTAAGATCACACACTGTTTATGAACGTCTAGAATATCTTCTTCTGGAATATGAGAATCGCGTACGGGTGAAACGTTGACTATAAGTGATGTTTTAAACATATACCTCATAACATTCTTCCAAAAATTTTGCGAGTCGGAACACGGAGAATTGATTGTATAGAATATAATCATATGTAACATAAAGTAATCATACCCTCTAGCCCTATCCTCATTTGATACCATATACTGAATATACCTATCCAATAAATCTATAACACACCTAAAAACTGGACTTCCGGTCTTGTAAAACGCTACGCCATTCAAATGGAATCTCAGCGTGTAATCTATCATATCTTGGTTTGTCGCAATAAAGCCACCATCGTATGTGCTTCCAGATACTAAAAAGTATTCCATAGACACATAATTCATACTTTTTTCAAACCAGTTTGGAAATACTTTACAATCAGTTTCTAGTAAAAGTGTAGTATTATATTTTTTACATGCATCCATAGCTTTCATAAACAGTATATTTGGACCACTTACCAAACCATATATTGGAGTCTTGGTTATAATATTTGCGTTTTTAATGTATATATCAACTTCTGGATTAATGTCTATATTTACAAGATTAACACACTTGAATATACTTTTAACTGCATCTAATGAAATAGGATCGTGATTTGAATTATTCGTGAAAATGTTCAAATCAAGATCATTCGGCGGTGTAGTTTCACTGATATTCTTCAAGAGTCTTGCTAACAATCCTTTATTTATTTCGCGGCTTGACACCAAAATTGCAATAGATTCCAGCTTGTTCATTGGTTCATCATTAAACTTAGGTAGGTCTGAATTAGGTCTTATAGTAAGTTTCACACGGTCTTGTTTTATAAATTTTCCACCAATAAGCGAAAACATCTTATGAAAACACAATATATTTAGTATAGTAAATGGACGCTACACTTGCTGCTGGGTCTCGTCGCAAAACTGCGCGCCACACGAAGATCGGGTCGCGTCGTAAAGTGTGGAACGGAACGGCTGAGAAGACGAAGGGAGGTTTGACACGCAAAGATCTCAAGAAGAATAAGCACGGGCGTATTGTGAGTGTCAAGCGTAGCGCGCGTGGCGGAGCGATGGCAATGGCGGGTGGGTATGACAGCAGCTCTGACGAGGACAAAAAGAAAGGTGAGGAATAAATAATGAAAGTCAAGACTTGGCACGTTGGGTGTCTGGTTCTTTTAATTGCGGCAGCTTTGTACTTTCTGGTCGGTAGACGTGAAGGACTGGATAATCGTGCGTTACCATCATCTCTCCCAGCTCCGGATCTGAACGGAACGTGGAAAGTTAATGGAACGAATTATACGGGAAAAATTACCCAGATGGCAGATACTTGGACGTTGACCCCGAGTTCAACTGAGTCTGGATGGACTTCGGTTCGTGGTACTTTTGCTCCGGGATCATCTACAACTGGATCGTTAATATACAATACCCCAGGAGGTGAATCAAGGATGACGTTCACGGTGGACAGTTCTGGAACTACCATTACCGGAAGCAACGGAGGTTCTTTCACTAAGATACCCGATCCTACCGCTCCAGCCGCTCCAGCCACTCCAGCTGCCGGTTCATCTATGACTCCGGCAGTCCCATCGCCGACTCCATCAACTGCTGCAGCTCCGGCGTATAGTTTAACATGTATGGCTGCCCCAGTTTCGGGAATGAAGGGATCGGTGGGTATGCCCGAAACTCCGGCTGCGTGGAATGTCTCTCAGCCTCCGTCGGGATGGAATTCCAAGAATGGATACACTACGACCGGAAACTAAACCATTTTAAGGATTAGATCGTACTAACAATGGTCTATTCGTATAGTTGGTTAGTACGCGGGACTCTGAATCCCGAAACCTAGGTTCGAATCCTGGATGGACCATAATAACCATTTTAAACGCACCAACTTAAAATGAATAAATGCCAGAGTTTATCGTTGAGGCAAAAACTGTCCAGACGGGCGCTATTCGCACACTGACGGAAGCTCTGAAGTGTATTCTTGTGGAGATGTCCCTCATTTTCGACAAGGAGGGAATCAGGATGGTGGCGATGGACAATACTCGCACCGTTCTCGTTCACCTGCGTCTGTACGCCGACAAGTTCGAGAAGTTCTCGTACAACCATAATCAGCAGAAGTTCGTGATTGGTATTAACACGGATCACCTGTACCGCATTCTCCGTACGGCTACGAACGATGACACCGTGACGTTTTACGTTGACCAGACCGATCCCAATACTCTGGGCATTCTGCTGGAGGATGGCGAAAAGAAACAGGTGACGCGGTACAAGCTCAATCTCCTTGACCGCGACGAGCCCGATATCCAGCTTCCAGAGACCGAGTTCTCGGCGCATTTCACGATGCCATCGCTGGATTTCCAGAAGATATGCCGGGATATGACTTTGCTGGGGGCTAAGACAGTGGAGATCAAGAACGTAGCTTCATCTCTAACGTTTGGATGCAAGGGTCACTTCGCTTCCCGAACGACCGTCATGGGCGACTCGGAGAACGAGTTTTCAATCAAGAAGAAGGATAATGCGGAGATTGTGACGGGTAACTTCTCGCTGCCCCATCTCGTACTGTTCACGAAGTGCACGAACCTGTGCAATAACCTCGAGATCCAGATGAAGAACGACTGGTTTATGCTTATTAGGTATGTCGTAGCAAACCTTGGTCAGATCTCGTTATGCCTGATGCCGTGTTCCACGTAATCAGAAAAATAGGAGCCAAAATGTACCCAATAGCAATTTCCGACAATTTCAACATCGTATGTTCCAACGAATTCCCTTGCCGTATTTCCTGCTCGAACGCGAAAAAGCGGACGCCCAGACAGTACTGGAGAAGTTGGTACGATAAGATGAGTACTAGAAATAAGGGAGAAAAGTACGCTACAACTCCGAATACGACATGAAGAAGTCCATATATTGGATGTTTCTGCCAAACCTTCATTGTAATACGAGATCGTAATAATCGTACAGAAACACCGACAACTTGGATAAAAGTTCCAGACCGAAACATCCTACCCAAACTGTTTCTGCGACCAAGAAATAGTTTATGAATTCTGTGGGTTGAATGTGCAGAATATCCCGAATGATCTGGAAGAATGGCGGCTCTTTATTCGTTAACTTTTGTTCGGCTACGATGGAAATACACACCTTGAAAAACACGTGCTGCACCCAGATAAGAAGTAGAAGAATAAACACCAGAATCTGGAACCATAGTACGGGGTATACTGTATGTGCAACTAACACCATCACTGAAATCGTCATACTGATCACAAAATGGCATACTCCCAAAATGTACCCCAAAACTTCGCCGTCAGTCGTTAACCAAGAATACAAAAAGGTTACGATTTTTCGCAAATACCTTTCCGCTTTTTCTACCGCTTCCATTATGTTTACTTAGGTCTTGCTTTGTGGGGAGTGTACGTAACATCGTCACCGATCTTGAAGTTCTCAATTCCAGGATTAAGAAACGCATTGTCTGACACCGTTGTTGTCGTATTCCAAATTTTTATAATGGAGAACGGTCCTTTCGGAGAAATTGTGATTCCAACGAGAGTTTCCTTACGATGAATCATGAGTTCGTTGGTAATACAGTGAACCATCAAGTTCACGAATGTGGAATGCACCACCCGATCCTCAATTTTCTTGGACCATGCTCCGCCCGCCTCATTTTCGGGGACGTCCCACAGCGGCTTGAATCCACGTCTCATGAAGAAGAACATTCCAGACTCCCAAGCTTCCTTGGAAATTATATCGACAACCGACCAGAACTGCTGGGGGGTTGAGACGTCCACGATCTTGACGTAACTCTCCAAGGAATAATCCTTGTTGTTGGGATCATGATACCACAAAATCCAGGAATACTGGAGTTTTGTGGTCTCTATAGCTGACCCCATTGTATACTCTTTATGTTGATTCTTTAAAATGGATTCGTTTTTCGTACTCTCAAAGTATCTTATAGTATACAATGAGCCTTACCGTAGCACAAGTATACGGGGTTCGTTTTGCAGAGAAGCTGTCTCTACCCAAAATCGTTCAGGACAATATTGCCAAGCTGCGCATTACGCCCGTCGCGTTCAAGCCGTACCGTCCACCAGTAAAGACTTCGTACCGTACGAAACCTGTGGAGAATTGGCGTGAGAACGCTCTTGTGGAAGCCGTTCGACGTATCAAGGAGCGCGACGATCCAGAGTACGATGAAGTGTTTGGATCATTCAATAAGATCGCTCCACGTACTCTTGATAAGTTATCTGAAAAGGTTGTTACAAACATCAAGAAGCGCGACGATATCTTTCGGCTCCGGGTAACGACTCTGCTGTTCGATATGGCTATTTCCCAGTCGGGATATGCTATTCTGATGGCAGATTGTGCGAAGAAGCTGGTAGCAGATATCCCGGATATTAAGGACGATCTTCTAGCTCAAACCGAAATGTTCCCAAAGCTCTACAATATGAAGGATACTCTTACATATCCTTCGTCTGAAGAGGCTGGGTACGGAGACAAGGTTATTGAATGGATGAAGTTGAAGGATAAGCGCCGAGGATATGCGAGGTTCGTGACCCAATTGTTTGTTCGTGGGCTTGTGGACGAGAAGACAGTCGGTGAGTGTATGACGCAAGTGTCGTCTGACTTAATTGGAATGGCGAAGCAGCCGAAGACAGAGCAAGCAGAAGAAAATACCACACAGTACGTGGACTTCCTATTTGAAACGGCTAAGGTTCTTCCGGACACAGCAAGGGATCTGCGAACGTTGATGAAGGTGTTCATTCAGTCGGTTCTGGATATTCCCAGAGCCGACCTCCCAAGCTTGAATATGCGATCTCGTTTCAAGTTGGAAGATGCTATCAAATGCGTTCAGTAGATTCAAGATCAAAGGCATCGTTTAAATAAATGTCCGTACCTCCCGCGAGCGTTCTGCTTCGTGCGGCGCAGGTATCTATCACGGAGGACCGTCCGATTTACCTTGATTATTACCAGGACAGTGTAGACAAGAAGTGTTGTATTGGCGTTCGTGAGACTGAGAAGTTTTTAGTCAAGTCGGATTCAGAGTACACGTCCACGATCCAGTCCGTGTTCAAGTGTGAGACCTGCTACATTGTCATGACGGAAAACAGTCTGTACATTGTGTCCACCGATATTCCCATCAAGAAGATTCTAACTGCTCCTAAGACTGAGTAATCTAAACAGGAGTCAATATGAACCTTAATGGACATGTTGGTGTTCCCCCCACCACATTACTTTTTATTTGAACCTTTGAATGATGTGGAAACACAAAAGCTTTGGTCTGCGTACAAGGAAACGTACGGACACCAGTGTGAGTTTTCCGAAGTAGACGCGGCAGACATCAATTCAGCCGAATCGTTTTCGCCTTGGTTTGATACTTGGATTTCACAAATTCCAGCCAAACAGGCTACGAGAGTCCGTATTCTGATGATTTGGCACGCCGAGTTTCTAACGTACTCATGCCAACAAATGCTTCGTCGTTCGCTCGAACAACGATCGTTCAAGTGTCGCGTATGGTTTCACGTCGAGGACCCGACACTCATACAGCCTGCAATTCATAGTCGTTGCATCACAAAACGAATTCCGACTTTCGTACACCATCCCATAATAAACTAAGATGAAGGTTGTAGTCTTTACTGATGGAGCATGCGAGAATAACGGTAAAAAAGGTGCTAGGGCGGCATGGGGCGTATGGTTCCCCGATCACAAGGATTTCTCGGATGCTCAGGTCGTTCCTGCTGATCAACAGCAAACGAATCAGCGAGGAGAATTGATGGCGATTTCCAAGGCTGTTCAAATTATCGAGAAGAACTTTCCGTACGATACGGATATCCAGATTATGACCGATTCTGATTACTCGAAGAACTGTTTGACCAAATGGCTTCCTTCATGGATTTCCAAGAATTGGAAGACATCAACGAACAAGGACGTATGTCATCGTGATCTCATTGAAGATACGTCTACGCGTCTCTCAAAGTTCAATTCGTTCTTGATCATTCATGTAGACGCACATACTGGTGGATCAGACTACAATAGCGTGAACAATGCGATCGTTGACAGAATGGCAACCAAAGTCCTGAATCCCGAAGCCGATGTTAAGATGATTACAACGAATACTCAAGTCGCAATTGAAGGGTTTCCATTGACTCTCATGGGACCTCCCATTTCGGACACATCTATTCACGCCTGGTGTCGTGAGAACCTGGACACAATGGATAAGGCGGCTGTAGACGCCGCGTTGATTTCAGCGCTTACCAAGACTCTGAAAAAGAAGGGATTTGAGTTGGTGAAGCAGAAACTTCATCGTACGACCGAATACCGTCTCGTCAGTGCGAATCATTTAATTACTGAGGGAACTACAATAACCAAAGAAGAATGAGCGTGACAGTATATCATTTCTGGTCAAAGACGTGTGGACCGTGTCAGGTCATTAAACCGGCACTTCAACTACTTCGCACTGAGTTTCCAGACGTGAAGTGGGTGAGTGTTGATACTCATCAGGATGTGATGGGATACACTGAAAAGTTTGGAGTAAAAGTTGTTCCTACGGTGGTAGTTGTCGTAACTGCTCCGAATGGACAAGTACTGGGTTCAGAACGACACAGTGGTACCCAGATGATTGGGTACCATCGTATTCTTCGTAATGCTATGCGCGCAATTACTCCCCAATAGCTTGTGTAATGAGCTTCCCGTTTTTGTATAAATCTACAACGAACGTCTGATCAGCGTTTGCGGCTGGAGCCGTACACTTTTCGCCACCTGTAGATGACAGCATATCCGTTACAGAACTACCAACCCCAAGTTTCGTAGTGGGTTTATCACTAAAGATGAACGAATTTGTCGTATCGTTGAAATGCTCGGTCGTGAACGACTGACGGGTTGTAACGATTGGAACTATACCTCCTGGTCCCTCTTGTTTTCCAGTAGCAGCCCAAGCTGACCAGTACCCAATTGTCCCACTTGCAATTCCAATTGCCCAGGCTCCCAGAATTCCCCACCATGGAACTGGAGGACACTGCGGCTGTTTGATGATGACGTATGATTGAGCACCAGCCAACACAGTCACGAAAAAGAAAGGGACAAGAGCGTAGAGAGCCGTTGCACCGCCCTTGAAGAATAGCCCGTTGAGATAGTACCATCCGATCGCTAATGTGAACACAATCACGGAAGGAAATAACCGGGTCTTCAGAGAGTACCCGAACATATTAAGAGGTAAATCGCAAATACCCTCGTAAGTCGTTACGGGAGCTGTTGCTGCCATTAATCTAATCTGTCTTTTATTTTCATTTCATCAATCCTACTTTACGCAGAAGCCAAAACAGTGGAAAAAGTGCATAGGAAAAGAAGACGCTAAAGCTCCCAGAAGACACACCCAAATCTATTGCGAGATTCAGTCCCACAGCACATACGCCAACCAGTACTGGAAGAATAAGGTCAACCGCTTGCAAGAACATTCCACAGAACAGTCCGAACCAAGCGAGTGCCATCGGTAAAAACACGACAACCGTTCTCGCTACATTCCACCAGAATTTGCCATTGTACTCTCCAACTGGAACATTTTTAGACGCCTGCCATCCTCCGTAAATACCAAGCACAGCTAGAAGTGCGACTTGAACACCTATGATTGCTCCAGCGGCTGGGTCCATTGATTATTCCCAAGATACAAAATAACGCCAAACTACAAATGGGCGACTGCTCTAAAGCTCAAAATCCGAGCCCAATTAATTTGTCACAGTCATCGGCTCAGCCGTGCGACAGCTTGTGCGATCTTGTGATGGACGACGCATATGCCACGAATGGCAGGATAGTTATCGAACAAGGGAAGTTTCTAGTTTTAGCTAGTGAGACAAATCTGGGAAGTTGCAAATTCAATGGGGAAGGATATTCTTGTTATGCTTTAGTTGTCGTACATCCAAGTCTTCACACGATTGAAAACATCCAGGCTGACGCTGAAGTTCAGGCATTATTCAGGAATCCGACTGGAAAGTTTCTGCAAATTTCATCGCTTATTCGCGTAAACCCTGCGGAAACTCAAGCCAGTCATTTTTTGAACACGTTTATTCCGTATGCCAATCCTAATGAACGTAGCACTCCAGTCGCTCTGAACAACTGGTCTTTAAGTATGATGGTTCCACCGAATGCCACATTTTACTCGTACCAAGGAACTGATCTTGGTTGCCGCCCCGCCCAAGTTGTGGTGTTCGGATCTATGATCAATATTGACTCGAATGCGTTTGCTCTTTTGGTGAAAAACACGAAGCCCACAGCCATAGCTGTACAGCCGCTAGGAAGTCGCCAAGTGTATTTCAATAACGGTCAGCAGTTACCTGGACCCCAGATGCCGAATGACGGAAAGATTTACATGCGTATTCGCTCAAACAAAGCCGACGACGATAAGAAAAAGGGTAGTAAGTTTGTGAAACCGGTATCGAAAGCGGACGTGTCCGGATATCAGGCAAATGAGCGCAACAACAGCGGATTACTTGGTGCTATTTCAAATTGGTCACATACTCAGGCGGCTGCAAATGGCTGGTTTTCGTTGATCAATGTGTTTCTCATGGTCATATCTATGGGTCTAGCTATTTATGCCGCATACGCATACAACGATCAGGTAGCCGCACTTCTTACACTGAACGACAAGGCTCGTACATTTGCGCAATGGTTGCGCGGTAGTGTTGCGAGTGGTGTATCCAACATTTCCTTACCAAGCTTAAACCTAAAAACTTCAGCGGCTTCTACACCGACAAGTTCTACTCCTTCATTAACGAAATCGACTGGAAGTCGTAACTTAGTTTAACGACGACGCTCGTCCCAGTATGTCTCGTACTCTTCGGGCTGCTCGTCCCATGCCGATTCGTCTTGCTCGTCGTCTAGAGGAGCATCGTCATTATCCAGAGCTTCCTGAACCTTATCGCGCTTAACACGGATTTTTCGCTCAACCGTCTGCCATTCATCATTCTCCGGCTTAGTTGGGGGCTTCTGCTCGGGTTCTACTTCTTCGTCTTCATCTTTCTCATCGTCATACTTGTGGTCATAACGCGAATACATTGACCTTGTCGTGGGGATAGTGATTTCTTTAGTAGTAGATATCGGTTCCGACTTAGGAAGTTCGGTGATTTTTGATAGGAAACTTGCTCCTCTGAAATGAGTCGTGAGAGGACGATTTGATACAAACGCAGGAAACTCGGCTTCAATGATCTTGGTTTCCTTCGCTGGATTCGGCTTTTCCTTACGATTGCGTAAGTGGGGTGGAACGTACGACATTTGATAAGATAAGTACTTATTATACGAGAAAATCCGTTTTAAAAACGAACTTACAGATGTTCATTGAAATAACATTAAAGATGACGTACGGCGTTTCAATTGCCGCAAACGGTACGGTTTCCGACATCCAAATCCCTGCAAAAACCGCAGACGTTCTGGAATGGATTCGGAAGAAGTACAAGTCCCCCGAATTCCAGTTTCAGGGAAAGATCCAGGATCCGCTGAATGAATCTCAGTGGCTCTCTATCTTTGCATGTGCGTGTGAAAATCCAGATCTGATGAACAATCACATGCTTCCTTCGCCGTTCGATGAGGAAACGTATTCCGGTAATATTGTGGTTCTAGCTACTGAGTCTGAAGACCAGGACCAGTATGATCTTCACATTTCCGAGTACAAGAATCTGAAAGCTTCCGATTACAATGCTCTGTACCAGGAATGGACATTTGCAGAAAATGAAGAAGAAGGTGATGCGGAGATAGCGGAGGATGATGAAGATGAGGGAGACAATGAGGAGGAGGAAGAGGAAGAAGTTCATCGTGAGCTGGTTCATTCTCGTCCGATTCACACCAGGTCCAAGAACGTGTTTGTAGATTGTCCAATTCGTGATAAAGTCGTGGAAAACTTCACGGAACTTCTGGATGCGGACACGGCTAAAACGCTAGAAGAGTCTGTTCTTCATGTGATCAGCGACCAAGCTTTGAAGGAAGGTATTGATGTTGACTGGACCAATAAGGTGTTTTGGAGCATGTACCGCAGTCGCGCAATTTCCATCTATGAAAATTTGCGTAACGGCTACGTGAAGAACTCCGAGAACTGGATTTCAAAGCTGAAGTCTGGAGAAGTGACTCCACGAGCGTTTGCAGAAATGACAGCGGTGGATATGTGTCCTTACCGTTGGAAGGCTTCAATTGAACACTTCATTGAAATGGAGAAGAAGGTGTATTCCAAGAACCAGAATGCTTCTATCTTTCTCTGGTGTTCGCGTTGTAAGAAACAGGCTAAGTGTGATTACTATCAGCTTCAGACGAGGTCAGCGGACGAACCGATGACAACGTTTGTAACGTGTCTGGAGTGCGATCGTCGGTGGAAGTTTTAAGTGGGTTTAATATTGATGGTCGAACATTAATTACAGTTTCGTTTGGAATTAAGACAGAAGGACGTGGACTGCGATACATTGGATCAAGCAATGATTCCGATACCTTACCTTTCATTCCTCCGATCATAGGAGAATCTAGGTCTGAAGGGTATACGTAAATAGGATCCAGACCGTTCGTTATTTCCGGTTTCGTGACTTCGGGAGTAGTATCCCCAAACCTTTTTCTGAATACTTCAATGATCGGGTCGGGAATCTGTGGAGATATTTCAGCTAGTCTTTGGGTATCGTCACGTACGATTTTTAACATATCTTTCGCCGCCATCCTCTCCGATCGAGCCAGAGCTAGTTCGATAAGAATGAAACGGTACAGCTTTTTGTAGGATATAGCCGCGATACGATGAGATTCCGATCGTTTCGCCCAAGCGAAATAACTGGAAACCGTTGTCAAAATAGCTACAGATAATGTTGTTGCTCCAATGATAGTGTTTGCTATTCTACTATCTGTTATAATAGAACTGACACCGATAGATGCCGAACCAGATAATGTAGCCATAACAATAGAAGGTAATGTAATATACGTGCTCAAACTCGAATACCGTTTTTCTGCACGGTCATGTAACCACGAAAAACACAGAGATCTCTCACCTTCTTCCGCTATAATTTTTTCCAACTGAGAATTCCATGAGACAATACCTAAGTTGTCGTCCATTGTAAATTTGTGCGTAATAATTAATGGGTCAGTGGGAGCTTCATGATAAGCATCCATCTACATCTTTTGGAAAAATAGTTAAGCGCCATATTGGCGCAGCTGACGCAGATAATGTTGATCGTATGTTGAGTGCGTACGAAACTCTGTATAAGGGCAAGTACAAGTCCGCCGAAGACATTCGCCGTTCGTTCACAAAAGACGGTCAGCCTCTTTTCACGCCGGAACAGGCGAAGTCTGTATTCCGACAAATCAAGAAGCACCAGACAGGAGGTGAGAAAGTAGACAGTATTGTGAACAAGTGGGGATCGGATCTAGTCGATATGGCGGCTGGAATTACTCAGCCAGCACCTCCGAACGCAGCAGTTCAGGGGGCTGTGAAATCTGTTCAGACGATTATCCGTATCATCATTCCGTTCGTGTTCATTCTGGATACCCTGGAGAACATACCATTATTTGGAGATCTCATAGGTGCTTCTTTGGATGTTACTGCTGCCACACTTCCCGTAATTGCCTCTAATCTTCAAACATTCACTCCGGCGTTAGTTGGACTTATCCCTCTTCCGTTAGCCGGTCTAGTCGGTATTTTTCTAGGATGGCTATTTTCGTTCTGGTTCCTGTGGTTAGCTGCTGTGATTGGTATGTCACGTAAAGATTTCGCGGCTGCTTTGGAGGCTACAGCAGGTATGGTTCCTGTCATTGGACCTGCTCTGATGCGCGGAGTGAAAGCGGTAGAAACGGTCGGAACTAAATTCTATAATCGCGCCGACCGAATTTCAGCGTCAATCTCTCAAGCGTATGGAAGTCTTATGGGAGCAGTTGAGAATGCCAAGAATACGGTCAGCAGTATAGCCTCTTCCTCTAATTTAAAAATGCCGTCGGCTGCAGACATTAAACAGACGGCGACTGAAGCTGTTAAGACTCCAATTACCCCCACTGCTCCTCCAGATGAGAATCCAGTTGAAGAGAAGACTTCGTTTCCTCCCGTACCTCCACGTAAAAAAGGCGGCAAGCGATTTTCAACGAGGCGGCATAAAGTACACAAATGTCCGAAGACGCGACGGAACAAGTGCGTGTGATTCTAAAAGAGTGGGTTACGCTCGATGATCAGGAACGTGCCCTCAAGCTGCAAATCAAGCAGATCCGGGACAAAAAGGCTCAGAACTCTGAGCATATTTTGAAGTTCATGCGCGACAACTCGGTCGACGATTTTAAGCTTGAAGGACAGGGAAGTTTGTCTCGCTCAGTCCGTACATCTCGCCCCGCCTTGAGCCGCGACAAGATTCGGACCCAGCTGCTCATTCAGTTTGCCGATCAGCCGCAGCGCGTAGCGGAAGCTTTGCGATCAATTGAGGGCGTTCCCGAAGGAGACGATACACCTCCTATTGGAGCTCAACGCGAACTACTTGTTCGCCGAGTTCCCCGCAAGCCGTAGAATCGCTTCCTTAGCCGCTAGTTGTTCCGCCTGCTTTTTGGTCGGGGCAGTTCCAATTCCCAAATGGTTACCTTTTTCGTCTACGGCTGCCATAGTGTACATATTCGTCGCTGCGGAAATCACAGCGTAGCCTGGAGTGTGATGAAACTTGGCTTGGTACAGCTTTTGCAGCTGCTCCTTGAAATTCCGATTGTTCATCAGGATTTTCGGGATATCAATATAGGTCTCCACCAAACATATTACGAAAGAGTACATGATCTTGAAATCGTTACCGGAATCAGTCCATAGTGCTCCAAGAAATGCTTCTAGGATATCTCCTAGTTTCTTGAAGTTTGCTCGTCCAGAACATACGTCTTCATTGTGACGCGAAATGATATAGAACTTATCCAGTCCAATTTTCTGACTTAGGACTCCTAGCATTTCGTTGCACACAATCTCCTTTTTTAGATCAGTCATGAACCCTTCATTTTCATCCGGGAACCGTTTCATGAGGTATGTGGAAACACAGGCACCCAGAATCGAGTCGCCTAGATGCTCTAGTCGCTCGTACGACTCGTCAAACAGACCTAGACACTCTCTAGGCTTATCTGCTAATTGAGCAGGTTCGCCGGTCGGAGACGTGTATTCTGTCTTCTTGACGTACGACGAATGAACCATCGCTTTCTGAAACAGTTCGGTATTTGTCACTACAAACTCGCATCCGTGCTTCGAAAGAATCGCTTGAATATCCGGTTTGGTAAACAAGCGGTTCTTTGAGTTGAATGGGTTATACTGTAGTTGCTGCATAATTGTTGTATTCTAAATTTGTTTATGTCTTGTAAGTTCGTTTTTATGAAAAACCTTTTCAGGCTGATTTCAATGATTCTGTAAGATATTACTCATCCTGCTCACCAGGTACTGTGCGCGTAAAGCTGAACTCTGTCGCAACGAGAGTCTGCTTCTTGGTTTCAATAATGTACTTCACAAGATCGTCGGGATTCGCTGGACCACCCTTTGTGAAGTACTGACTTACCAGTTCCTTTAGATCCTTTTGGGAAATTGACCAAGGCTTTACCCATTCGTTTGGGCGCTTGAAAGAGATCGTAGATCCATCCTCTTCCAACTTGATCTTTTTGATCGCATCGTACTTTGGATCACGAATGATGTTTACGATCTCCAACTCTACAGCTTTACGTGCGTCACGTTTATCATAAACCTGCTTATTCAACTCACGAAGTTCGTCATCGATCTCGCGGTACTGCTTGATACAAGACTTCAGATCACTCATTTTACGAGCTATGGGTTCAGAAGAAGATTATCCGTTTTCAATACAATGTACTTCGATGCCGAGGAAGTAGAAAACCTCCGTAAGGTGTTCAACAAAGAACATTCGGAATCCAAACCTATTCGGGCTGGTGAACCATCGGTTGTATGGAAACAGATTCAAAAAAGGCTGCAAGATAAGTGCGACAAATCTACAGAGTGTATTATTCTGTCGTTGATGTCAAAACCTAAAGCCCCCGGATCATGGAAATCGAATCCGGAGGAATGGTTATCATCTACAGATATTGATGCGATTGAGAAGCAGTATTCAAAGGTGTTTTCCGACTACTATTACGTTGGAGCTGTACCAATAGATTTTGATAAGAAGTCAAGTTTGGGAACTTGTTTGGTCAGTTCGTTGTGTTCGTTGGATATCAAGGCATTGTACGATAAAGGGTACCGTCAAATTGGGGTCGTGTTTAATACGGATACAAGTACCGGTCCAGGAGAACATTGGATCGCGCTGTTTTGTGACATTCGTCCTGAATTGGAGTATCCTCGTATAACCTATTTTGATTCGTATGCTGAAAAACCAGAAAAAGAAGTTGTACAGTTGATGAAACGGTGGTCGGAAACGTGGGATGCTACTCGCATTCATTCAAAACCAATGAAGGTGACGTACAACAAAACTCGGCATCAGTATGAGAACTCGGAGTGTGGAATGTACTGTTTGTACTTTCATTTATGCTGTTTAACTGGAACATCCATGGAATCGCGTATACCCGATAAGGTGGTAAGAGGTTTTCGTGGTTTGTTGTTCAAAGTATAAATAAATGGAAGAGGTCTGGTATTCGTGGTTTAAGCTGGGCATGAAAATAGTGTTTGTGGGTATAATTATTTACGCTGCTACTATGGCGTTTATTACTGCGCCTAAATAATAAGAGAATGGAGTCGTACGGGTTTGCTCTTGTTATGGTAATTCCAGTACTAGTACTTATGGCAATTGCGTTTGTCATATACCTTGTGATAACTCCATCGGAAGTACAGGCTCAAGCGACGGCTGAACCAACGTTTAACGCATATAACTCTGTTATGGCGTTGTCTCCTTTAGGATGTCCTACAACTCCGGCGTACAGGTTGTGTGATTACTACTTAGCATCGTCGGCGTACTCACTGTTTCCGGGAGCAAAAATCTACGATTACATTACCGATGCCGTGATACCAATGTTAGCAAAAGCCGGTCCTCGATTAGTTGAGTTGGATATTTACGATGACGGATCTGGAGGTCCTGTAGTAGGACTTAAAAACCAGAAACTAGGCACAGATTACGCTTATAACACGATTCCGTTTGGAGCTTGTTGTGTAGCTTTGGCAAATAACATGTTCAATTCTGTCGTTTGCCCCGTATCTACTGATCCCTTTATTTTGAGTTTAGTGTTCCATACCACAAACAATAACGTCATGAACGCTTGTGCTGAAGCTCTGAAAACAACCTGCCCCCAGTATTTGTTGGACGTATCATACGGATACCAGCGCAAGAATTTGGCGATCGAACCGATATGTAACTTGCAGTCTAAGATGATCGTGGTGTCTGGAACGGAAGTGAAGGGTACGTTAATGGACGAATTAGTGAATATGTCGTGGGGTACCTCGAACTTACGTCGGTTAACGTACACTCAGGCGGCTCAGACCAACGATGCCGATGAACTTATTAACAACAACCGTAACAACATCACGATGGTAGTGCCGGATATTGAAGGTGATTTGGTCAACAAGAACCCTCAGATCTTACTAACATATGGATGTCAGTGGAACTTAATGAATTATGGGTCGGTGGATAGCGCTATGGAAGTGTATATTGGGGACTTCCAGGAACACAGTACGGTTCTTAAACCCGAACCTCTTCGCGCGCTCAAGCCCATAGAATACAAGCAGCCAGTAGTCCCCGACCCATCTGTATCATTTCAGCCAATGAGGAGCACAACGCCAATTTACGACATCAAGGTTTAATAAAAATATTGCGTTTAAAACAAAAAATGGCAAACAAGTGGCTCGCGCACGTTAAGAAGACGATGAAGGCGCACAAGGGTCTGAAGTTCGGACAGGTCCTGAAGATGGCGAAGAAGACGTACGGGAAGAAGGGTGGTGCCGATGAGCCGGTAGAGGAGTCGGTCTCTGACGTTGAGACGTCTGCCCCCGCTGCTGGACGCCGCCGCCGCTCCCGCAAGACGGCGCGCAAGACTCGCCGCGCTGGACGCCGGTAAATATCCTGCGTAAAACTAAATGGCGAACAAGTGGTTAGCACATGTTCGTAAAACTATGAAACTCAAGAAAAACAAAGGTAAGCCTTTTGGTGCAGTTCTGAAATCTGCCAAAAAGACTTATAAGGCGCGTGGAGGAGAACGCATTACGGCTCCCGATGTGGATATCCCAGTACCTGTAACTGTTCCGATGAAAGACGAGTACAACCTTGTTAAGCCGACAGAAGGCGGACGCCGCCGCCGCTCCCGCCATACTCGCAAGTAGTAGATTCCAGAAAAAAAGAGTGTAAGGAACATATAAATACATAATGGGTGGTGGACTACTACAACTCGTAGCCTACGGCGCCCAGGACGCATACCTTTCCGGCAATCCCCAGATCACGTTCTGGAAGGGTCTGTTTAAGCGCCACACGAACTTCGCGATGGAGCCTTTCCGTATTAATTTGACTGGACAGGCTGCGTGGGGAGTCAAGCACTCGGCGATCATCGGTCGCCATGCCGATCTCTTGTACTCCACCTATCTCGAGGTTGTGATGCCAACGGGAGTTTTCAATAACGACCAGGGACGTTTAGGTTACAATCTTATCCGCAACGTCGAGCTGGATATTGGCGGACAGCTGATTGATCGTCTGTACGGCGAGTGGCTGTATCTGTGGGACGCTCTATCATCTGACCTGACGACGTCCAAGAAGCTGTGGAACATGGTCGGTGCTGGACCGAATGTAAACAACGCGGTTTCCCAGTCTTACGCTAACGACGTTAACGGCAACGTCAACGTGCTCAACACGACGGTTTCGCTCACTGTTCCCAATAGCTGCGGTCCTACCTCGAATGGACACCCGTCTCTGCCGAATGTCCTCTACATCCCTCTCAACTTCTTCTACACCCGCAACCCTGGCGCTGCTCTCCCGCTGATTGCCCTGCAGTACCACGAGGTCAAGATCAACATTGAGTGGAATGACGTACAGTTCATCAAGGGCAACTTCACCAGCAAGTACGCGAACGGACTAAGCTCGGGTGCTCTGTTCCCCACCCAGCCCGTTCAGGCTGCGGTATACATTGACTACATCTACCTCGATACCGAGGAGCGCCGCCGCATGGCGCAGAACTCGCATGAGTACCTCATCGAGCAGACGCAGTTCAACGAGGATAAGGGTATCTCGTCGTACAATAACCGCATCGACCTGACGTTCAACCACCCCGTCAAGGAGCTGGTATGGGTTGTCCAGCCTACGTCTTACACGAACTGCGCGAACTCCAAATCGTTTGGTGGTACTCGTCTCCAGCCGTTCACGTACGATCTGGACGCAGTGTATCAGCAGAATCTCCAGATCAACGGACAGGATCGCATGGACAAGCGCTATGGCGACTACTTCAACTCGGTCCAGTCGTACCAGCACCACACTGGTCTTACTGCGACAGTACAGTCGGCTGCGACCTTACCCATTCACCAGGCAGGTATTTACTGCTACTCGTTCGCGCTGAAGCCAGAGGAGCACCAGCCATCTGGAACGTGCAACTTCTCGCGCATTGATACCGCTACGATCGTCATGAATATGAGTGGTGGTGTAGTTGTTGATCCGGATTCAGACAAGACGTGGGATGTGCGCGTGTATGCCGTGAACTACAACATTCTCCGCGTCATGAGCGGCATGGGCGGTCTGGCGTACTCGAACTAAGTTCCTGCTTCATTTTTTCCAAATATAGAATAGCGTCCATCAGTTCTTCCTGCGTATGCTGAATCCAATCTAGAGGCTTCAAATCCTTACGATCCAGATTGGTTCCGTACTTCTTAAACCCAAAATCTGCCCTAGACTTAAAAGCAGATATGACGGCTGTAACTACAGAGTCATATTTTGGTTCCATTTTCATTTGATACTGAAATATACGTAAACTAAAAAATAGGATTGTTCAATCCCAAATTTTAGGTTTTATGTGTTTAGAACATGTTAAGGTCAGACATACTGATCATATTTACTTCTCAACGACTAATAAGGCTACTCAAATGTCTCTTATACGATACTCCCCCGGAGGAGGTCGGGCAGTTGTCGGTTCAGGCAAAGCTTCTTCTTCATCTTACGTTCCTGTCGGAGTCCTTCGTGGCAACACTCTCATCGTAGATCAAGTGTACGGTAATGATGCAACAGCCTCAGCCGGGGGGACGCCTTACCGGTCAGTCAATACTGCTGTTTCAGCTGCTATGTATGGTCAAACAGTCATGGTTCTTCCCGGTCAGTACACATTAACAGGACCGCTCTTTCTTAATAACGGAACATCTCTGACAGGAGTATCGTTACAAACATGTATTCTGAATTTTACCGCGACGTCTTCACCTACAACCATGATTACAATGGGTGAAAACTCTCGTGTAGAATACTTATCAATGAATTTGGGATACACTGGTTCTACTGCGAGTCCAGTGACATTAAAAGGTATGTATTTTGGCGGAACGTCATCGCAAACGTCTAAACTACGCACATCTGTCGTCTCTGTTAATAACGCATGGGTGCCTACAGGATCTACGTCTACAGTTACAGGAATTGAGTTTGGAGGAACAGGCGCTCCTGGTCCGGGGGTGTTCTCTTTCAACAGCATCAAAGCTTCAACGATAAACGTTTTTTCTAATGGGTCTGGGAACAAGCGCGGAGTTCTGGTTTCAAATACAAATCAGGTTAGTACTCGCGATACTAATATTTACGTAGCACAGCCGTCGGATACTACATCTACCGGTTCATACGTTGGTGTAGAAACCAATGACTCTTATGGTATCGGATCTATTCAGTTACGTGCCACTACAAGTGGCATAAACTATCCTACAACGACCCAGTCATATACTGCTTCCGATATTCTTCAATCTACTCCTTTAACTATTTTAGATCCTACCTACCTGGCATCTCCAGGTATTCAAATTGGTCCAGGAACAGATTTAGTTACAAAATCTGCTGGAGGTAAAGGGTTCAGTACATACAACTACCCTACAATTATCTATTACGGTCTCAAAGGAAATATTACTTCCGCCGGAAGTGGAGGGTACCTCTGGCCTGGAACTCAGACGATTTCTGCGGGTCAGTACCCTGACACCGGTCTCCCGGCGCCATTTTACCGTGTGCAGCAGCCAGGATTACTTTCGGGACTGTCTGCTTCCATGAACGTGGCACCTGGCGGAACAAATACGCTAACGTTATCAGTATATTATAATCCCGCCAGCTCCATTAATGGAACTGCAGCACAAGGTATCATTGGATACATTTCTGGAACAACGTTGACTGTAGTTAGCGGTCCGTCCTCAGGAAGCATAGCGGTTGGACAGTCGGTGAATGGACCAGGCGTAGGCTTGAACACTTACATTGTGTCGGGAAGCGGGTCTACTTGGACCGTATATCCTTCTCAAACTGCTGGTTCGGTCGGGTCTACCATCACTATAACGACAGGCGTTCCAAACAGTTCATTCACAGGAACCATTAGTGGTACAGCTTTAACTGTCAGCTCAGTAACTGGTGCAATTGCGATTGGACAGTACCTTTCTGGAACGAACGCAAGTCCAGTCACAGCAGGAACTACGATTGTTAGCGGAAGCGGGAGTAGCTGGGTCGTTTCTGCGAGTCAAAATGTTGGTCCTATTTCTATGTCTACGAATGGACTATTAAGTACTCCTTTTACGGTAACTTTTGGATCAACTGATACCCAGAAATCATTCTACAATGCCTCTACGCGCCTCAACAGTGGAGACCGCATTTCTCTTTATACGTCTTACACTTCAGGTTCTCCGGCTAATGGCGCGCACGATATCACGTGCCAATTAGATATGTTTTAAACTAAAAACCAGAGTTGTTAAACCCTAAATTTTAATTTAATTTTCAAACGAAAGTAAGCCTCAAAACTGGGTTTTACTTTAGAACATGTTCAGATCAGACATACTGATCGAACTTTCCTTCTCCGACTCCTTCTCCAGAATCTCGTGCACTGTCCTGCGCTCCTCCTCGAAGATCGCATGATCTTCTTCGGTTCCTTCTGGCAACTTGGTCTCGTCAATCAGGATATCCACGAAACCCGTACCGCAAGGCGGCTTCTGTCCAAACATGATGTTAGCCGATACGCCGCGCATGTTATCTGCCTCGCCCGTGAGAGCTGCATTGAATAGATGCTTCGCTGTTTCCTCGAATGATGATTTGGCTAGAACACCGTTCTCCGTGTTCTTGGACATTCCTGCCCGATCAGCTTTCAGGAAGAAGCCGGGATACGTCATTGCGTCAACCAATGTGATCAGATGATGGTAGTTGATTGAGGAACTTGCGAAAGCTGTATTAAATTCTCGAAGAAGTGCGATGCGCGCAGTCTCAATTCCAAACACATCTTTGATCTGATGAATATCGTTTGAGAATGAACGTAGAGGATCAATGTTTGGAACTGTGGACAAATCTAGTAGATTTGTACCTTCAATGTCCAGTACCCACTGGGGCGCGGACACATACCCACCAGTCTTCTCATCATATGTGAGTTCATCCTTTACTTCGCGAGGGTATACTCGTCCAACTCCTTCAATACCTTTGAGAACGGTGTCGAGCAACTTATCTTCAATGAATCGTAGAGCCAGGACGTTCTTGACTGTATCTGTCGCGAAGATGATGCGCATCACCAGCTTTCCGGGCGCATTCGTGTCGGAGTGAATGCAGTCGAACACTTTCAGAACCCGATTGTTCTGGATCTTGGCGGCAATCATCGTCATATCAATCACGTTGCGGGCTACCATTTCCATATCGTCAAACTCTAGTCGCACAACCCATGGAGACGTACACAGTTGTCCATTCGTGACCGAGAACTTCTGGTACGATTGTAGAATATCGCGATCTTCCTGGACGTATGTGTTATCAGATAGTGGATTGGGATCGTAATAGATCCTCACCGATTTCGTGATATCTCGCAGTGTCGTCTTCTGAATCTCCCGCTTCTTGACAATCGCTTCGTCCTGCGATCCTGCAATTGAGGCATCCAGGTAAATTGTATCAATAGGTGTCTTTGGATTGGGAGAAGCTGCGAGAAGTTCCATAATACGCGGCACACCTCCAGTCGCGTTCGCCTTGGATGTTCCAGCTGAGTGGAAGGTGTTCAAAGTAAGCTGTGTCGTCGGCTCACCGACCGACTGAGCTGCCATAGTTCCAACCATCTCACCCGGATGAACCTTGGACTTAATGTACCGGAAATGGATGTCCTTCAACATCTCGTCAAACATCGCCTTCGTCAGGCGCATCTTGATAATAGATTTCTTGGGTGCAAAGTGGTATCGCAGCAGGATATGGAACAGTTTATTGTGACGAGCGAATGGCTGCGCGCACATCTTATCAAGTTCGTCAACGACATACACCGGCTTTAGATCCGTCTTTACAGAGTAAGGGTTCGTGTACTTCTCTACCATCCTCTCAAAATGGACCGGTGCAAACACCGTATCTTCCTTGCGGAATCGGAACACGTTACGTACAATCGTATCGCGGTCCTCGACGATCTGGTCAACCATATCGTGGAACTCTTTGACTTCACCCTTGACGACCGCCGAAATATCATCGGCAGAAATCGCGAAGTCGCGGAAGATTTCTTCCATAGACATCATACCCAGAGGCAACGTCTGCTTCTCGACACACACCGAATCAATTCCGTCACCGCCGTAATTGAATTGGACGATCGCACCATTCACATTACGCACCGTACCATCATACTCTACATGAATATCTTCCATAGTCTTTACCAGTCGTCGCTGGATATACCCTGAATCTGAAGTCTTGATCGCTGTATCAATAAGACCTTCGCGTCCTCCCATAGCGTGGAAGAAGAATTCGGCTGGACGGATTCCACCAATAAAGCTGGACTCTACGAATCCGCGCGACTCCAGACCGTCATCATACTTGTGGAAGTGTGGCAATGTGCGGTCCTGAAGCGTGTACTGAATACGCTTACCTCCAACCTGCTGCTGAGCTAGTATAGCTATCATTTGTCCGATATTGAACGTATCACCCTTAGCACCCGCCTTAACCATCTGGTACATCCGATTATCTTTTGGAAGCTTGTCCATGACTTCAGTGTACAGTTTGTTCGTAGTTTCTCCGATAACCTTCATAATCTGGTTTTCAAGTTCCTCGCCGTTCTCGCGACCATCGGAATTCAGAAATGTTCCGGCGTGGACAGACGACATGATATCAGAAACCTTCTGCTTACATTCAGAGATCTTGATCTTAATGAACTGATCCGTCTCAGCGTTCGCAATCAAATCAGATGGACCCACAGAGAACCCAGAGAACAAGTTGTATTTCGTCACAATGTTCTGGATATCGTTGATAAACTGCCCCGCCCGCTTCGGACCGAAATCGTTGTATATAACGTGAATTGCGCCCTTGGACGCTGACCCATATGCTCCCTTTCCCATCACACCAGACTTCAATTCACCGTTCACGACTTTCGCTTCGCCATTCAGGTTCATAAGCGGGAACGTCGTAGACATAAGTTCCTTTCCAGTAATTGGGCGATCCTTGCGACGGTACGTCGACAGCGGCTTCTTCATTCGCGCCATAATGTTCATCGCAATATGCTCAGGAACGTCCACATGATCCTGACTAATACGAAATGACCCCGTAAGCGTATCCTGAATAATCTGAATGATTGGCGAGTTCGTGCGGGGCGAGATGATTTGGTTCAGTACTGTAGCCAGTGTCTTCAGCTCGGTCGCTGACGCAATGCTCTGCGGGACATGCATGTTCATTTCGTCACCATCAAAGTCTGCGTTATACGGTTTGGTAGCCGATACGTTCAGACGGAACGTCGAGAATGGCAGGACACGCACACGATGGCATTCCATGGAAGCCTTGTGGAGGCTCGGCTGGCGGTTAAAGAGCACGGAATCGCCATCAATGAGATGACGGTGCACGACATCTCCCTGCTTCAGATCAATTGTTTCAGGATTAATGAATTTCAGATTGACGGATCGATCATCGTGCTTGATGTATACAGACTTGGCGCCAGGATACTTTGAAGGTCCGTTGCGAACATACGACATCAACCGATCTCGATTGTAACTCGTGACAATCTCCGGAAACGTCAGGTTCCGAGCAATCTCTTCTGGAACACCCAGCTCGTCGACATCAATATTGGCATCCGGAGTAATGACAGACCGAGCCGAGAAGTCTACGCGCTTACCCATCAAATTTCCACGCACGCGACCAGTCTTGGCTCCTAGACGGGACTTCAGAGTCTTGAGTGCGCGTCCAGACCTCTGAGCAGCCGGAGAGATACCTTTGATGTCGTTATCAACGTACGTCGCAACATCGTACTGCAGGAGATCGGTGTACCTATCAATCATCTCAGAAGAATCGCCTTTGTCGATACGATCCTGCAGCTTCTGGTTATTGCGAACAATATCAATGAGCTTGTGTGTCAAATCATCTTCCATACGCTGATTATCATCCATGATCACCGATGGACGAACGGTCAGCGGTGGAACCGACAGAACCGTACACACCATCCAGTCTGGACGACTGAACTTGGAATTGAATCCAATGAGATCAACGTGCTTCTCCGTGATACGCTGGAACGTCCTCAGAACCATTTCAGGCTGGAGCGGGATTGGGTCACCTTCATCATACGTCTTTGCCTGAAGCTTTGCGACAGTACCTTCTTCCTTCACGACCTTTGCGATTGTCGGCGACTTACAGTGCACACAAGCCGATGTTTCCTTTAGCTCGTGTGTCTTGTAATCGGTCGTGCGTTTCTGTACAGCATTGAATCGATCCATTCCTTTCAAGTTCTCGGTAATCAGTTCAAGTTCTTCGTCAGGAAGGTACGGGTTGGAGCAGTTTAGGCACACGACTTGTAGGACCTTGATAATTTGGTCAATGAACTGGTAAAGGTATACTGGACGAGCCAGCTGAATGTGCCCGAAATGACCGGGACACAGAATATTGTTCTGCTTGCACGTCGGACAAATCTTGCCGTTCTCGATCACGCCGAAACGGGAATCAAAGACTCCGCCTGCAACAGGCTGATCTTTGTTCTGATGTGTCTTGTCAGTAATCACATGAACGACACTGCGCTTGACGATTTCATCGGGGTTTGCGATTCCGAACTGGACACCGATGATAACGTCGCCCATTATTGTATTAGTCTGTATAGTCTTTAGATTCATTCTTCCATTTTTACGCCTTGGTGACTTTTAGAGTCAGTTTCCAAAAATCGTCATCGAACAAAATCTCTTTTACCAACTCTTTTGGGAACTCGGCTTCCAAATATTCTCGCCAAGACTCGAAGTCGGGTCCGAGACGCTGAGCAAACTTCTTCTTGTCTTTGATTTTGAGACGTTTCAAGTCTTGGAAAATGCGGTAACAGAAATCTTTCACTAAAGACGAATTATCGCTTTCCTCACGTAAGATCCGCATAGCCGAATACCACTCTTCCATCCTATTACATTTTCGGCTGAAAGAATAATGGGAGGCAAAACCCGTAAACTCCGACTCAAATCCATCAAGCCATCACACAAAGCCGAGAAGAAGTGGGATGCGACGTTCGTGTACCCTGACGGACACCAGAAAGTCGTGCCGTTCGGGGCTAAGGGGATGAGCGATTACACCAAACACAAAGATGACACTCGCAAGCAGCGTTATTTGAAACGTCACTCGGGAATGGGTGAGAGCTGGCAGAAACCCGATACGCCCGGAGCTCTGGCGAAATGGGTGCTGTGGAATAAGAAGACTTTAAGGGCGTCCATTGCTGATTACAAACGCAGGTTCAAGCTTTGAGGTACCTGAATTGTTGCGCTCATATTCTACGATATCGGTAATACGCAGACTACCACCAAAACCATACTTCTTGACCAGTAAACTAAAAATTGATTGGTCATGGCGATGTTCCTGAAACCCTTGAAGATTTTCAGCTATTGATGGAGAATCGTCAATAAGGTGGTAATCACATCCAAGTTCGTACCATTCGTCTACGAGCTTGCGCGTCTTATCATTCACACAAAACATAATTGCCCCAGCCTGGAATTGTGGAGTGTATAAGTACCTGTTCTCAAGCATCCCAAGTTTCAACACGAGATCCATCTTGGTCCAATCAAATTCCAAACAGTTCGGTTCAATAATAATATTTTGGGTTTTAGAATATTCAAAATACTGTTTCATCAAATCTTTTTTACGCAAATCAATCTCACACCCACAGTCTAAGTACATTAACGTATCACCATCCTTCATATTTTTCATAGTTTTCTTGATAAGGTATGGTTTCCATAACCAGTATCCGTATCCTCTCGGATTCCTTTGGATAAAGTCTGAGTGTTTTTCCCAGAAATCGGGTAAGGCTTTTAGGTCATCGTCAGTATACATTTTTACCCTATCAAATACTCCCATAGACTCAGCTTGACCAACTAGACGAATACATGCTTCCTTGAAATTTGCAGCTCCGCCCCCAAACGTAATACATGTTTTCATTAATAAGTTAATTAAACCCCATTTAAACTTATGTTGATTTATTACGCAATGAACGTTGTTCTAGTACACATAGGCGAAAAGTTTCCAGACCATTTACCCTATTGCTTATCTCAACTCCAAGTCTTTGTGAAGTGTCCAATACATCTTCTTGTGAATCGGATTCACATAAACAAGTTCAATATCGCAAACGTATTTGCTATTGAAGACCTTATTCCAAGCGACGAACACAACGCGTTCAAAAGCTCATTTTCGTTAGAACGTGGGTTCTGGCAGTATGCTACCGAGCGCTTTTTCTATCTACATGAATATGTTAAACTCAAGAATTTGAACAACATTATTCACATTGAAAATGATAACTTGATTTTTTACGATTTCACGAAGCTTCAGATGCAATTTGAATCTCGTCCTATTTGGGCTATTTTCGACTGTGAAACGCGAGCAATTCCCGGACTTATTTACTTCAGGGATTCGGAGTCATTATACCCTTTAGTCAAACACTTTGTGAGTTCTGGATCCCGTGGAAGAAACGATATGGACGCAATCGGCGAGTTCCGTAACCAGTTTCCTGATCTTATTGATTCTCTGCCAATTATCACTAATTACGTCGAGGAACTTCCCGCGATGTTTCACGAAAAAGCTGAGTTCTTTGGAGTATTGTTTGATGGAGCTGCAGTAGGGCAGTATATTGGTGGTCTAGATTTAGTTTGTGGGCGCGGTCACTGTTTTGGGATTATTAACGACAGCACTGTTTTTCAGTGCGATAAAACTACTATTGACTGGGTTTACGAAGAAGGGTACAAGGTTCTGAAACTCAATAGCCTTCGTCTGGTGAACCTTCATGTTCACTCAAAAGATTTGCGGAGATGGATGTCCGATCCTACATCTAATGTGGTTTCTGGAGAACGCATTCAGATGTTATGTGATGTATTCCTAGGGAGTCCGGAATATTTCACTTGGAATCCGGTTATTGCTCCACATACGAACAAGCATAAAGATCTTGATTCAATCACGGAAGAATGGGACAATCCTAGAATCTTATTCTGCTACGGACTCGATCTCGCGCTCTTTCAGACAAAAGTTCAGTTTCTAAAGAACCGATTTGTACTTGTCACACACAACTCCGATGAAAACATTACTGATAAGTACCTTCCGATCCTCAATGATGATAAGTTAATTTCAATGTATTCACAAAATCCATGTGTTGATCATCCAAAACTGAATTTAGTTCCGATTGGAATTGCTAACTCAATGTGGACACACGGAAATTTAGACATGCTGAGCCAAGTTATGAGACATCTTAGTGTTATACCCAAAACGAAGGACGTTTACTTCAACTTCACTATTGGCACAAACTTTTCAAAGCGCAATGAATGTTACGAGATACTGAAATCCAGACTTGAGTTTCAGCCCATGAAGTCTCACCCAGACTATCTTCATTCGCTGGCTCAACATAAGTTTGCGGTTTGCCCAGATGGAAACGGAATAGATTCTCATCGCATCTGGGAATGTTATTATTTGGGGGTCGTACCAATTCTACTTGACTCAGTATTCGCTCGCAAGCTTGAAAATGTGATTCCGTGTATTATCTTGAAGTCGTGGCACGAGTTTGATATTGAAGAATGTAAGAAGTATGTTTCAACTACAAATACAACGGCGGCATATCTTTCGTATTATTCAAATAAGTTTAAGACATGCGCCGAACAATGATTTGTCCGCACACGGAGTATAAATCTGCAACCACCTGAATCCGTGGTTTTGGTTGTGTGTCCCTTTTCAACCACGACAACTTCATTGTAATAGGTTTAGAGAAACCCCCCGTATAAAAAACGGTGGGATTCCGGAGCGGTCAAACAGTTTGCAGTAAATACACTCCGCATAAAAATGGAATTATTGAGTACCATAGTTTATTTATCATAAACTATGGGAGCTATTTATCGGATAATAAATACTATTACCGGTAAGATGTATATTGGTAAAACTCTTGAAAAGTGTCCGTATTCGCGCTGGAGAGAACACCAGCGAAATATATCAAATAACATAGGATGTCCAGCGTTATGTGATGCTGTAAATAAATACGGTATTTCTAATTTTAAGTTTGAAATCATCATAATATGTTTTGATGAAGATGCATCTTACTACGAATGCGAATATATAAAGAAGTTTAATACTATTGTCCCAAACGGCTATAATATTACAAAGGGAGGAGATGGTGGTGGTTTTGTAGGTAAGAAGCATTCTGATAAAACAAAAGAGCTAATAAAAAATCGTATGATTCAATATTTTAAAGATCCCGAAAAGCGAAAAGACAATTCAACTAGATTAAAAAGATTCTATGAGCAAGAAGGTTCTAAAGAATTAGCAAGGATAAGAACAATAAGCTCGGAGAAATGGAAGAAGGCAAAGGAAGAAGGCAGGATTGGTACTAATAAAAGTCCTCCTACCAACGAAACTAAAGAGAAAATAAGTGCTGGATTACGTAAATATAATGAACAACGTAGACTGTTAAACAAACAAGTTTAAACAACTACTAAGTAATACTAACGCGAGATTCGGATAGTGGGATTCCAGGGCCCTTAAGAGGCCCCGTTTTTAGACAGAGCCGGTTCGATTCCGGCATCTCGCACCACACTCATAGTTTAGTGGTAGAATGAGACCCTTCCAAGGTCTTGGCTCGGGTTCGATTCCCGATGAGTGTATCTTGAGCCCCCAGACTGGGATTCAAGATACGATTTAACATTGTAGTTAAACAACTGGATATAGGCAAAGATGACCGAGCCTATCACCACTGAATACCAAAGTTCCATTATGATTCAAAACGAAATCATATTAGAGAAATAAACACAACTCAAACTACGAAGAATGGACGGACCTAAAACTCGTCGCGAATCTAAAAAGACCAAGAAGGAGAAGAAGGGCGAGAAGTACGGACAGAAACACGTTCGAGCAGTCGAATCACTGAAGACTCGCTAGGGTCTGAATTTCAGGATACTTCTGCGACAAAAATCCATAATGGTTCCATGGCTGATGACAGCCAAATGACTCTTCACTAAATACGTGTTCAATTGAGAACCTTTTTGCATGTTCCCACGTTGGTTTATGAATTGGAATCGGGGCGTTACAAAAATACAAGTCTTCGTTGTCTCCTGGGTAAGGAACCTTTTCAATTATTTCCAGCATCTTGCTCTTTCTGCGCAACGAAAATCCACCATTTCCTACCTTTCCGTTCGATGCCGTGATAGTTCCTTCTTGCGTCCAAGGAGCTCCGACATAATCAAACTCCATAAACTCGTCAATCAGACGTTTGTTTTTCGAAAAAATCATACTGTCGGTTTGAAATACCAAGAACATTTCAGTTGGAATTAGATCATGATACGTCTTACTACACATAAAAGCATTGTATTCGGCGCGTGTAAAGTTTTCAACCCCCAAATTAACGAGGGAAACGCGGGATTTATAATTTTTTAGATCAGTATCTAGAATCATCTCGACAAATTCCTTATTTGCAGTTCCGTGACATACAATAACGTTCCAATCATCAGAAAGATTGGTTAGAACGTTATTTAACACAAACGACAAGGCTCGGTGTTTCCGGGGCTCAACAATAATTGCGGTATGCATTTTAAATTACTTAAGTAGGTTTGTTAAAACTATACGGCGAGTACGAATTCGATCCCGTTTTTTCGTTCGGAATCCTTGTTTGGTGCGTCGGCATGTCACGCCGCGATACGATTTCTTGTCGCATCCGCTCGCGTGGTACATCACTCGAGCCACGTACCCGCGATACGATAAAATAGGTGCACGAGCCGTTTTTGATAAAGCCGATAACAGACCATATATCCACTTCTGATACTGTTTCTTACCGTCCAGTGGTACTGGATGATGAGAGGATAGATACGATTTGAACGTAGTTCGTAATTTTTCAAACGGGTAAACTTCCGCCAAATCTTCAATGAATTGGCGCTGTCTCGCCATATCGTCCGGTACAGGTTCATCAGGGTAATTGGATGCTACCGTAAACAGAAAATCGCGCCCAGGGACCTGGGTGGGTTTCATCGCCAAGTATCGCGCTTTCACGTCTTCAAAGGACGGATCGGGTCCAGGGTTAGGTACTTCAGGGTTATTGGCGCACTGTGTTCTGAGCTTGTTATTGACCATATTGTGTATCTCGTACAACCATTTGGCTGGATCACCTTTCAAGGGGTGCTGCGCAACAAACTCCTGTGTACTCTCGCGGCAAAACTTGCACGGCAGGATCTCTTTCATATCCAACAAAACTTTATGGGGATTCGGAGACAGGAACGCTATTAGATGGAACAATTGCCATCCACTTGGACCCCAGAAAAGGGTATTAAAGCCCATCTATCACTACTCTTTACCGCAAAAAGAATCTATACTGATTTATAAAAATGAGCGACATGACTGTGATGACTTTCGCCGTTGCGATCTTTCTCGGATCTGCCCTCAGCCAGTTCTTTGGTGCGGTATCTCGCGACCTCGTTGCCCCAGTTATCGGTGGACTGTTCCCTGGCGCCCAGGCGGGACTGGAGAAGTGGACCCTTCAGGTCGGTCCTGTCAAGCTCGGACTTGGCGACGCCCTCAGCGCCACGGTCAACCTCACGATCGCCATCGCTGTGGTATACCTGACCCTGCCGTACATCCGCGCGTACTCACCCATCCAGGGCGGTCGCCGGTAAATTCTTACGCTAAAGTAAATGGCTGCCCCAACACAGTCCGAGTCAACCGGTATTTTAGGTACTCTAGGCAGTGTGTTTACCAAAGCTAAGAATGCAGTTGCGGATACGGTAGCCCCTCTGGCTCCCACAACTCCTCCTCCAACCTTACCCGGTGCTGCTCCGGAAGAGCCAGGTAAGACGTTAACTGGTGGTCGCCGCCATCGCCGTAAGACTCGTGGTGGAAAGCGCCGCTCGACACGCAAGACGACCCGCCGTGTTCGTAAATCTAAAAAGGGTGGTCGTAAGCATTAGGGTCCGGTGAAAGTCACCACAATTACGGTCTCTAATTAGAATTATTTTAATCAAGTTTGAAACTCGTCCAGCCGCCACGCATGTACTTGCCATATGTGACTTCTACCCGCTTTTCCATTTCTGAAGGAGATAGTTTCAGGTCATTATCCACCAACCACTGCTTAAACACGCGCTTAAGTGTTGTCCGATCAATCGGTTGCACTTGATCGCCTTCCTGGATCGCCATGAGCTTCTCGTTCATGAATCGCGAGATTCCATCATTCTCATCGCGGTACTCTGACGTATACTGTAGAACCGCTTGAGGCGCCGGAAGCTTGCGTAGCCCCTTACCGTCTTTCAAGATCCAGACCAAATAGTTCAGGAACGGAGTTGCCCATTCTTTCGACTGAACTGCGAACTGAATTGATTCGTCCATTGGGAACTCGTTGTTTGCTGTAGGATTCGGCACGAACTTCGACAGAAAGTTAATTACAACCAGTCGGCGCCACGTACCTCCGTCCGTCGTATTGATCTTGGGCTTGTCGTTACATGCCAAATGGAACTTCGCCTGTACTTCAAACTCTGTTCCCGACTTGAACAGGTCGCGAGCATACATCTTCTCGCCCGACGTAATTTCTTTCATCAGACCAGTATTCAGGGCAATAGACTCATCCGGCTCCTGCATCGTTACGAAGCGCCGACCTTTCAGTCTGATAACTTCGGGAGCTGCGTTGCCCGATCCTTTTCGCTTCTGGGTAAACAGAGAGATCGGAACCGTACACGCATAATCGCCCAGTGCGGTAGATGTCAAATTCATAATCATGGACTTACCGTTCGAACCTGAACCGGTCAGAATGTGGAACTTCTGAGCCGTGTTTCCGCCGACCAAATTCGTTGCCAGATGCTTTAGAAAGTATTCGCGGACGACCTTGTCGGGCAGAACCTGTTTCATGAACGTGTCTACCGCATTCCACGTATCGTACTCGTAATACTGACGTTTGGGATCATAATCTATACCGGTAGAGAATGAAAGGTAATCTTCTGGTTTACCGTCTCGGAACTCGAAGGTCGTCAAATCTAGAACACCGTTGTTGAACGCGATGAGATCCTTGTTGGAATCCAGCTTCTTGGTGAACTCTTCATCGAAGAAGAGTTCGCGGCACTCGCGCATCACATTATCTTTGAACTTGGTTGTCTTGAGTTTCATGTACATCCCATTCAGACCCGATCGCTGCTTTTCGACCTGACAATACTCGCAGAATCCACAATCTGACTTACCTTCACCGGAACATTCTAGCAACCCTCGATCCTTCATTTCAATCTGAAGGTTTGTCATCTTATCGAAGAATACCCGCGCTATCTGCTTTGAAAGCTTGAGCTGAAGATCAACACCCTTATCCGTCTCGCGCCAAACGTGACCCGCCCACCGAAACCAGATATTCTTGCCGAAATCGCAGCAGCTGTACAGATCGCGGAACTTGGCGTGAATCACACACGCCATATCATGTTCTGTCCCAGAACAAGCCGCTAGAACCAATCGATCGACATTTGTCGCCTCAATGTCATCGTAGCCTTCACGATTATCTATGCGTGACCAGTACCGTAACGACTTCTCGCTCAAACGATCTCCATCGTTGCGATACGTAATTGAGTTCCACGTATTGTAACAATCCGCTTCATTGAACTTCTCTTCGTTCTGGTGACTGAAATCGATAAATACGTCAATTAGATCGGGATGGATATTGTGCAAACAATGTGCCGCATCAATCCACGTCTTGTACCCGTCAGCACGTTCTGGATTCCAGTTCATGACGTGATTCTTAAGGTACTGCTTACGCTCAGGATCCAGCGGGGGAATTACAATACGTCCATCGGACGACGAACCACGAGATCCAGGTGCTCCGCGCTGGAGTTGACGACCAGTGCGCAGAGCTGCGCTTCCTCCGGAAATCCTGACCTCCTGCTGTGTCTTCAACCCAGCATAAATCTTTTTAGCTTCTTCGGTCATTGGAGTCTCATCTTTCTCGTCGCGACACAGCGATAGAGTCTTCATTAGGTCCATTGAAGGCTTCGGAATATCATCAATAATCTTCATTCCGGTAGGTGACCAATCAACGATGTACGATACAAGATAGGGCAGAGAATTCGGATCGTTCTTGCGTGATCCGTAAAGAGTCCACGGACACGACCGATTCACGACTTGTTCATCATACACTTTCTCCCAGGTCTCGGTCAACGGCAGACCCTTGAAATGATCATCCATTGTCTTGACTAAATTGCGACGGGCGCGCTGCTCTACGAACTTGTGCGTACAAATTTCGGGAACCACGATATGAATACCAGACTTCATCTTGTTCTTCTTAGAATCCAACGTCGGTCGGCGCTTCTCCATGATGTACAGCTTGACCGTGTCTGGCAACTCAAGGTACTGCTTGATCTCGTTCATGTATGCGTTCGCGAACGAACAGACCTGCTCTCGTGTGTGTAGATGCTTGTCGTGGCTGCGTTCATAGATGAAATCAAAGTCGATACGGAGAGGACCGATTTCGGTGGACTTTTCTACGATGTATTGTTTCTCTTGATCCATGATGCTTTCAATGTAAAGCTCGTAAAACTTGGTCTTCTCATCCTCACCAATAAAATACTTTCCGCCCGCTAGGGACGTATGGGTCCACAGTTCTTTACTGTCTGTCTGGTGGTTATCCAGAAATTCACGTAGAGACCCCTTGTTCGCCATTCCGTATGTTGACCCCAGACAAGTTTCTGGCGAACTATCCGTTTTAAACGCACGTGAATAGAAACGAATTTATAGCTGCAAGATAAAAATAGGTAAAGATATGGAGAAGTTCTGTCCTGCGTGCAAGAGCTTACTGAACGATTTTGATGAACGGGTCGTGGACGGTACCAAGACAGCTGTTCGTGTTTGTTCTCGTTGCGAATATACCATTCCAATCGACAAGAAAAATCCGATGGTCTATGAACATATTCTCCGAGAGGATAAGACGACTCGTTTGAGTATGAATCCTTACCTCAAACACGATCGAACACTTCCGCATTTCGATAATATCGCATGCTCGAACGATGAATGTCCGTCCAAGTCTGGATCTGCATGGGATGTTGTGGGTCGTAGGATTGATGATGTGAAGCTTGTATGGTTCTATCAGTGCTGTAATTGCGACCACAGTTGGAAACAGAATGCCGGTACTAAGTAAGTAAAATCTATTTACAATGACAAATTTAATATATAATAAATGTCTTTAGCAGAACTTGCTGACAATACGCGCACTGACAAAAATACAGTGCATTCGTATTTACCACTTTATGAGAAGCTCCTGTCCTCTCGCAAGGACACTGCTAAGAATGTCCTAGAAATTGGAATTTGTCACGGGGGAAGTATTAAGTTGTGGCACGATTACTTTCCGAATGCCACCGTTTTTGGGTTAGATTGTATGCATATTAACAACGTTTGGGATGAACTGAAGAATAAGAATCGGATTCAGCTTTATACTTCTGTTGACGCCTACAACCCTAGCTTTATTCAAACAGAGTTCATACTTCCTTCTCGTAAGTTTGATACGGTTCTCGATGATGGTCCCCATTCTCTTGAGTCTATGAGGACTTTCGTGAACACGTATTCTCGTCTGCTTACAGATGACGGTATTCTTATTCTAGAAGACGTTCAAGAGTGGAGTTGGGTTGAACATCTACTCAAGGAAGTTCCTTACGAACTTAAGAACTTTGTTCATCTTTACGATCTTCGGTGGAATAAGGGACGATATGACGATATCGTATTTGTGATTGATAAAACAAAACCAATTCTATGAAGTAATGGCGACTCAGAAGGATCGGTTCTGTAAATGTGTGAAAGCTGTTCGCCGAACAGTGAAGCTTAATAAAAAGTACGCGAAGTCGAAGGAAGGAGCGGCGATTGCGATTTGCACTCGCACCATCCTTTTTCCTCGTGGGCGTACATTGAAGAAATTTACGTGTTTGAAGAAAGGTCGTCTACTTACTCAGAAGCGGAAGTTAGAGCCTTCCAAGAAATAGGGAACAGTGGCTCAATAAGTTCGCCAATCATTTCTGCATACCGACGGATTTCACGCTGAGCGGTAGGATCTGTGCGTAGATTATACAGTCGGGCATAAGCCGCTAAACTTCCCGTTTCAATAAACTCCGTGATCATAGACTGGGGCAAAATACACCTGGCAATTTCTGGAGCTACACCTTTCGATAGCAAATCCTCATACAGCATCACGTTGACTTCTGTATGGGTTTTCATCAGCCGATGAATTTCTTCGGCATTATTCACCTGTGTTTCCTTACTTCCTTGCTTCAATTTTGGATCACGTTCACGAATCTGGTCCGGACTTGGAATCCAGCATTCCGGAGTGGTGTCCACATAGCGTCGTGAAACCTCGTTACGCGCAAACCCAATTTGGTGACGGTACCATTCTCTCGCTACAAAAATCGGCATCTTGAATCGGAAACGGAGTTGAGGATGGAAGAATGGTGAGATATGATTGTGTTTGGCTAGATACTTAATCAGCTTTCCGTCCTGCTCTGAAAACTCCGCCGATTCTTTGGAAAACGATACTCGTGCAGCGTTTACGACTGTTAGATCGTTGCCAAATACGTCTAGGAGTTCCATTGATATACATAGGTTGAATAGATTAAAATGGAAAGTATCTACATAATCTCAGAGTAGTCATACAATGGAAGAACTGCGCTTTGAGTCCCGCATTCTACACCCCGAGGTTCAGGTCGTTCAGCGCGAGAACGTCGCCGAGACTCTTAATACGCCTCGCGTCACAGATCCTTATTATACGAAATACGAGTACGCATGTTTGTTGGGTACTCGAGCCCAGCAGATAGCAGACGGCGCTCGCCCTCTGATATCTTTGGATGGTATGTTGACATCGGATCCTTTGTTTGTTTGGAATGTGGCTGAGCGGGAAATTGCTGAGGGGGTTTTGCCATTCATTATTCATCGTCGGTTTCCTTCAGGAGTCTCTGAGTATTGGAGTGCGATTGAACTCAAGATTATCCACACATAGACTGAAGAGTCGCATCACTCGGTGGGAAAATAAGTAGTTTGTCTACCGCTACTGGCTTAACCTGTAAGCTCGGAGCATCATGCTTGGCTGTACCGTTTCCCCACTGTATATCAACGCTCTGACTCGCATCGAACCGAGCTAGATCACGCGCAGTCTCTCCCTGTAACCGCCGAGCGTCAGAGGACACATACTTGCCCCGTAAATCTTTCAACAAAAATACCGATAAGACGGATAGAGCTAACGCAGTATAGAAATAGTTTTTGTAAAAGAGTCCGAGCACGATCAAGAGCAGAACCACTGTTGATCCTGATTGCGATACCATCATCATCTCAAGTAAAGTCACCGAAAACTGCTTGAAAACCAGTACAGCCAATAGTAGCCCTAGTACACCCAGAGCAAAAACTGAATCGTTGCTCATCCTTATTCAATGTACAGAAAACGAATATACAGAAACTATGATGAATAGGAATAAGAATGCTGATCCCTATCCGGTGCTGGACTTGCAATAACCCTTGGCTTTCTAATCGTTATCCTCTTTATCTTGAAAAGGTTAAGGAGTACCGCCGAGCTGATGGACATCCCGATGAGATGGAGTACTTGACGCCTACGACCGTTAAATCTGCGGAAGGAAAGGCACTAGACGATGTGAAAATCACGAAACAGTGTTGCCGCCGCCACGTTCTATCTCATATTGATCTTATCTAATATTCTAGACTAAAGACAAATATGTCTTGCGCCTTCAAGCCGAAGGGCATGTCCTATACTGAATTCCTTCGCAGCAAGAAGTCTACTGCAATAAAAGTCATTAACACCAAGAAGCTTCAGGATGCCTCTGATGTTACGACTCAGCGCCGTCTGGGAAGCTCACGGGTTTTTGCTTTGAATAATGCCCAGACGAAGGGTGTGATCAGTCATCCCATTGATTTTTCACAGGAGCCTTCACATCAGACCAAATCATCTTACAAGGCTGGTGGTGGATCTCGTAAGGTTGGAAGCGCGTCTGATTTTACGGCGTACGCTGGAGGTCAGGCGATCGGAAAAGAAATTCAGGCTGGGTTACCTGCTGCGCGCATTACCCAGACTCCAGCCATTAACATCACATCCCCTGCGGTCCCCCAGAAAGCGTCGGATTTTGTTCGGAAGTACGAGGGATGTAAACAGGCGTTGGGTCAACCTCATAATGCCTCGACGGTCACACCCCCAGTATTCGTGGACGATACGATTCGTAACTTGGTACGTGACCCAAGTGTGTGTGTCCCCCATAACGTGAATCAGAAAGGATGTAATAACTTCCGCGGTGCTAATCACGGCATTAAAGCCGAGACTGCGTTCCCTCACGTTCCTAACCGCCCATCGCAGGCTGGCGGGCAGCTTGGGATCTTTGGAAATCTGGAGCCTGGTAAGGAGGCTGCGGCGTACGGCGGTGTCACCATTGCTCACGTCAAGAGCAACATACCCGTTGTGTCTATTCGTACAACAGCCGGTGTCAATGCGCAATACAAGGTTGGGGCTGCGCGTGCACATATTCGTACTGTGCCCGAGCATCACGGAAACGATCTCAAGGTTGATCCTCGTCGTGTACCTACTAAGTATGTGAACGTAGCACGCCAGCCCCCACAGCATAAGATTAACTTACCTGTAACTTCAATTTAAGACTAGTTAAAGTTAACACTCAATGCTCTACATCCTCACCAACATCCTACAATTCCAGGAGTTTTTGGACTACTTCAAACAAACTCATGGAACCTTTTTAGATCTGTCAAAAGTTCCTACGTCCAAATTATCTGAAGAATCGATGTCCATCGTCAACCATCATTCCGATTGCGCCGTTTTCCTGGGATATCTCGAACCTGGCTGGATGCTTGAATCTGCTCACCAAGTTCAACTAAGAAAACTCATTCGCAAGTTTCCAGTCGCTATGATTTCAAAGTTCGTGGACAGTATTCCCTTTTCCTGGAAAAACGAAACTCATTCCGTCTATACCCAAGTTCCTTTAAATGACAATGGACCTGCCAAAGCTGTCAACGATGGTCGTTCTGTACACCACAAACCTGAAGTTTGATACCAACAAAATCATGAGCGATCTTCCTCTCGATACATCCATTATCAAGATTGAAAAGCGCGGAGTTGCTCGGCGTGGCGAAAGTCGGCGCGATAAAATCAAGCGCCGGTCTACAAAGACAAGTCCCAGCAATACGACCGGATTTTGTCACAATTCAATCACAGCCGTCATCTTGAACGACGGAGACGGTATTCTTCCTCAAAAGGAAATCACGATCAAGATCTTTCAGAACGGAGTGTTTCATCTTACAGGCATTCTGAATCCGCTGTACGATACGTGTTCTATGCGTATTCTGCTCGAATCTCTGTGGACCAAGTGCCGAGAATCAATCATTGACGCTCCCGAGACGTACGAAATTGTGAAGCGCCGCGTCGTTCTGATGAATTACACGACAAAGCTGTCATCGAACCAAACCGTTCCGCGCGAACTCATGTTTAAGAGTATTCGCAACTTAGGACGCGAGGATATTACGTGCGCATACGATCCCGATGTGTATCCTGGCGTCAAGATCCGCATCGGTCCAAAGAATTGGACGGCTAAGGTTTTCCGAACTGGCAAAATTATTCTGACAGGAATTACTGATCACGAAGAAGTAATTGAGTTCATTACACGACTTTCGTCCCTTCTTGCTGAGGTGCTGCCGCCAGTGCCGACACCACGAATCCAGTCAGTACCAGCTGTCCTACCGTAAGTCCGGTTAGAAGAATCAGCCACAAATAAAGCATGAATGGTGAACTCATGGTCTGCCAGATGCCACTAAACACGGCGACTGCGCCGGCGACGTACAGTATTATGCTTACTACGCTTCCCGCGACGAGTCCTCCGGTGACGGCGTCCATGCTTTTTCTTTGTCTTACGCTTGTCTTTTGTATCCGACTGAGTACCGCTTCCAGGGTACAAATCCTCGGCTCCACGTAGCCGGAATCCTCCTTTCAGATCAGCTGCTTTCACCGTCATAGGAGTTGCTTTCGCGAACTGGTCGTACGCTGCACCGGCTTTCAACTGTGCGAGTGCTTCTACCGCTTTCTGCGCTACCGCTCCAGGGTTCTGCCCCGGAACGCTGTTGGCGGTAGGAATATTCACTGGCTGAACGGCTGCTCCGCCACGCATCTTGCGCCCGCGTCCCTTACGCGTACGCCGCCCCGATCCTTTCTGTCCTGCGCCCAGAGCCTTAGCTGTTTCCGCATGCTGAGCCGCATCGGCTGCAGTTTTCGCTGCCGCCGCTTGGGCAATACTCCCCGAAATCTGGGGAAGTGGCATGGGTTTTACCGGGGTTACTTCGGTAGGCTTTACGATCATCTGTCCATTGCTCGCTGTGGTAGGCATATTAATGTATAGCGCAGAAATAACACAAATGCCTCTGTCATCCATTCAGATCCAAGCTCTTGTTCGCGAGATGGATTACAGTATGCGCCGACACAAGGGTTTGAAGCAGACGAACCCGACAGAGTATCGCAATAAGGTGGTGGCAGAGAATCAGATGTTGTACAATGATATGCCTTCTATCTTTGAGATGCATATTACCGGTAAGTTGGACGGAACGTTTTTTGATATGCTGGCTCTGCGTCGCCAGATTGAGAAAGGTGAACTTACGGAAGATGAAGCGTCTCGACAGGTGGGTCAGAAACTGTTTGATCGGTACGTCAAGCCGGTGATTGGTGATGATGTTCCTCCTGAACAGCGTACTGGAGCACACGCTCCGCCACCAGCTCCAGTTGTCAAATCATATGCAGAGTATTACAAAGACACAGATGGGAGCAGGGTGCCCGATTCGTCAAGTTAGACACGTATACAAAAACCGAACTGGCGGTCCTATTTTGAACTATTCCCCTCTCGTAGGTGTGTGTAGGATTAGGTGTGGTACATACAAAATTCCAAATCTGCGCAGGTAGTAATGGCATACGCCGGATCAAAAAAGTTCCAGTATCAGCAACTGCAGTACTGCCCCCAGCGGAACGTTTCAAGTATCAGTAAAGAAAAGATGTTCAATAGCACCGTATCGAGGTATGATCCTATAACAGGACGTACTACATTGATTCAATTTTGTCCGAAAGACAATTACCCTACAAGTCCAACTATTATTATAGATTTCAGCGGAGGACCGCAAGAAAAAAACACTCTTACGTTCACCATTATTGGATCAGGTTATTATAACAACGATAGCGATGATTCTAAATATAAATTTAAAAAGTCAGAATATCTAAGACCCTTGAATATAACTTGTAGCGTACCTGCCGGTAATAGATTGTATATTTATTCCTTCGATGTAACAGAATTTAGAATTAATACCCCGAATAATGTGAACTACTTATCCTTTTCCAATGCGAATGCCCTCACGTTGATAGAGGTTACTAATGGATCATTAAGTGACGATTTTGTTTTAGGAGGTACTCCAGAATTGACAAATCTAAAATTAACAGGAATGGACATTAAATCTATACATGGTATCACAAGTACACCAAAACTAAAAAATCTGGTAATAAACTACCTTAAACTAACTCAAGCTGCAGCAGATAATATATGTAGTCAACTCATAAGTAATCGTACTCTTAATGGATACTTAAACATATTAAACCAGACTAGTGGTATGTTAAATATTTATGGTCCAAGTCTTGCTACATTAAAATCTTCATATAACTGGGAAATTATTTGATTTACTGGTAATTTCCCTTACTATAACAAATGAGGTTACTTACTCTATTGGTAACTCTATTTGCTATTACTACTCCTGTCCAGCCTCAAGTGGCGATTGGGACTACTGCTTTGTCACCGACGAGTTCACGTGTACCAGCCGTAACACGTACTCCTACGGATACTCGAGTTGTAGGAACTCCTAGTCCTACTACAACCAGGTCAAGATTTGGCGCATCCTCTACGACAACTGGGACTCGGACTCGTGCTTTGGTATCCTCTACGGCTACAGATACACCCTCCCGGACTCGTGTTGGTCCATCTCTTAGTCCAACTACGACTACGACTCGCACTCGCGTTCTTTCTGTTAGTGGTACCGCTACCCGAAGCCGATCAGTTATGGGAAGCCTTGCAGCAAGCGCCACACGCACTCGTTCTGGGATTGGATCCGTGACGTCGACGGATACGCGCACCAATTCGCCCGGCTCTTCATCTTCGGGAACAATGATTCCATCCCCATCCTCAACGTCAGGCGGAACTCCTTCGAATACTGACACGTCCACTTGGACATCAAGTTATACTCCCACTATGTCTATGACCGGAACACGGAGTTACACTGGAACGGCTACGATTACTCCTACAATGACCATTTTGAACGCTGGGGCGGCAGCTCCTCAATCGTCAAGTAACCCGGCTCCAAGTGTTGCGATTGTTGGAATTGCCGCGGGAGCTTCAGTTGTAGGCGTTCTTGGGGTAGCATTTGCCATAGCGTACAGTCGTCGCACTCCTAAACACAAACTTGTCAATCCAGTGTACCATGATGAAACTGTAGAGATTAAGAACAATCCTGCCCGAACATTCGAGCGTCAGCGCAGTATGTCCTTCCCTCCGGAACCCGAAGTCGTTGTTCCAAGGATGTTGTCGAATGGAATCAAAAATCCGTTTGCTGCGAAGACGACTAGCATGAAGTTTGCTCCTACCGTTATTCGCACATCATATGATCTGCCTCCTCCACCCCCACCATCTGCCGATGTTTAACTTGCTTCCTCTGCCAGTCGCGATCGTAAATCTTCTAGGATCTTTCCCAGCTTGTTCAGCCCGCGCCACTTTGACGCTGATTTCGCTTTGTCTGTATCCATCGACGTTCCAATTCCCCAGTAAATATCTCGAGCGTCCGCAAACCCTATCGGTCTCTTACCAGTATCCAGCAACTTCGAACGAAGGTCTGGATGTTGAGTAAACTTTGCCCTAATAGCATCGCGCATCACCTGATCTTTCTTGGCTTCCCATGCCTCGTTCTTTGTTAACTTCTTGAGGTACGCCTTAGCCGCTTTCGCAGATGCCGCTTTCATGATCTTCTCGTTGATTGTATCGTTCTTCGCCTCTAGAGCTTCCATTGATCCTACGTAGTGTGTCACCGTAGGGTACGTTGTCCCCGCAATCTCGACCGTCTTTTTGGCATCGTTGCTGAATCCCATGAACTCTCCTCCCGTCTCGTCGCCGACATTGAAGAGTACCGGCTCCAGCTCTTCTTCTGTCTTCTTCTTCAGCTTCCGCTTCTCCTTCTTGGATTCTTCGGGCGGCGAAACCAGCTCGTCAATCTTTGGTTCCGGCTCGCCGGGCAGAGGCTCTTCTACCGGTTCCTCCTTCTTCTTACCAGTCCGTTTGAAGATGAACGTACGGTTCATGAACGCATACGTCTGCTGCTCCTTCGTCAAACTGATGTTTGTCTGCTTCTCGTACAGCTCTGAGAACAGCGCAGTTTCCTGCAACGAGAATCCGTACTCTGCAAAGATCTCCGTAACCTTGCCGAACGGAACAAGGTACTCTACGGCTGGCTTATCAAAGCTTTCCAGGAACACCTTGATTCCCAGCCCAAACTCTTCCGTCCAGCTCTCGCGATCCTCGTACTGTTTCGTGAACTCTCCCGCCAACTGCTTCTCGTTTCCAAATAGGTGCGTCTTCTTTCCCATCAGCAGCGAGTACACAGCCTGTCCGTCCAAACACGTTCCGAAGAATACGTCCTTGCAGTACTTGTGAATATTCTTCACGAAGTTTCTGAACTTATCTTCGGTCTCACACGCATAATGTATCGCGAACTGGCAACTTGCGGCATCAAACTCCTGTAGCCCATGAAACTGCTGAAGGTACTCGGTTGGCGCCGATTCTGTGCCGAGTAGGATAGGCATGTACTTATCTTCCTGCTCCAGTAGAGGGAAGTAGGTGATATCGCCTTCCAAGAAGAGGGAAGGAGGAATGTAAGAATGAGGATTCTTCTTCTTGTCGTTGATATACCGTATCGCTGCTCCCTGTACTGTCGCCGTAATGTTGGCTAGAGACACATCAATACCCACAACCTTGGAACAATGAGCCTTCTTCCACTTCTGTAAATCTCCCGCTCGTCCCATCGCCAACTCAAGTAAAGTCTGGTTCTTCTCCAGCGCGTTGCGGTACAGTTCCTCCTTTACGCGGTTATGAAACGTGTACACATCCGCAAACACCCGCGTACTGCGTTTCAGATCGTCACGGTAGTAATCGTCTTCCAAACCCGCGTCAACAATCGCCGTTGTAAACGACGTGATCATTTCTTCGGTGATTGGGACGTGCATTGACGTCCAAATGGAATCCGCGGTGGAAATGTCGTTGCCATACTGCGGCTGGTGGAGCACACGGTACTGGTGCGTCTTGTCGTAGCGCGTGCGCATAACCGTCCACCGATGCTTATCCGTATCGTACGCACACTCAATGATCGTGTTTGTTTCCACTCTATCTCCGTTCTGGTCTACTGTCAGACCTTTATCGTTCAGTGGAATTGTGATTTTGTACGCTTCCGGATCTCGGGGCGTTGATGGCTGAAACACGCTCGGAATACGCGTATTCATTTCCGCGACTTTTGACAGGCTTTCGGGAAGGGTAGGTTCAGTATACTCCCCCGTCATCGTTTCACGAGGGTAAATGATGTTGTCGTCACGCGGTGTTCGGCTCACATACAACTGTCCCTGCTTGGCTGGAACGTTCAGGACAGGATCAAATCCTTCCTTCTCATCAATTGTTACCAGGAAATCAATGCTGTTCTGATCCGCCGGCTTCCACTTGTACACGCGCATCCACGTATCTCCTCGCGTATCTTCTGTCGGAGCCACTCCAGTATCCCGAGGCGTAAAGATAAGTCCGTCCGTCTCGAACTCGTATTCTGTATTCAAGACCGTACGAATAGCCTCTTCCATCGTTGTGCCATCGCCCGCAAAGAACTGCTTGGTTTCGACTCGCAACGGAATCAGAGAATAGGCTGTCGTGAACTGTGTCTTCAAATCCTCAATGAAAGCTTTAGAGACTCCTAACCGAGAATTCAAAGACATATCTTCATCCGTCTTCATCAGTGGTAGAGATTTCACGTCGCGATTACGGAAGCGGTAAATATCAAAGATACAGAACAGGTTCTTGTCGAGAATGTACTCTCCATCCACGAAATCGCCAATATGCGAATCGTTCAGTGCCGTAATTCCTGTCCACGTAACTCCCCGGTTTGTAACCTTCAGCAACTTGCGGTCACGAGACACGTACAGTCCTGCCCGCTCACCGTCCGCCTTGATTGTGACAGTGTACCCTTTGGACACATTGTACGGAATCTCGGGACTCAGATGACGTCGCATCATGGTTACAGGGTTGTAGAACTTCAGACCCGAACTCTTGAATTCTTGGCTGTACCGCTGGATATCCGAGACAGGAAGTACGAACGAGGTTTGGTAGAACGACTGGAGAATTACAAGAATAACTTTCTGAAACTCCTCAACCACCAACTCCGACTCCATTTTGGTATCGTGATTCACAAACTCAATTTCCAGCTCGTATTTCGGCTGCTGCTTTAGCATCGTCTTCAAACTTTGTTTCACGTTCACGCCTCGCGACTTAATCATCGAGAAATCAATTCGGAACAGTTCAGACGCTGTCTTGAACGATCGGCGATGAATTAGACGGACGTGCGCCTTCGGATCGTTCGGGTCTCCCTGCCAATCTTTACGAATCTGCGTCTCCTTTCGCAACGTAAACTTTGATGACGCTTCCGGTGCTTCAATTGTGTCGCGCTTGGTACCGTTGTAATACGGTTCTTTACGTTCAACAGACAATGGAAGATCTTTGAATGATCCGGTCGAAACGAGCTTGAATATGTTACCGGTTTCCAGAACATTGACTCGCGTCTTGTCAGGATATGAGAATGTCATGTTGTGTGTTTCCACAACGGTACCAACAGACAGACCCTGAATTGTTTTTATTAGACGATCCGCCACGTCTTTTGTTTGGATCTTATCAGAAAGCAGCTTACATTCTAACTCTGCTTTATGATCCTTTTTTGCAACGGCGACAAACTCGCCGATGGATCCAATAATCTCTTTGGAGATTATATCCATACTAATATTATCTTTTTACAGTGACTTTAATCAGTCCATTTTTACTCCGGTATCATACGTTCATACGTCTTCCTCGTCTTCTGATCTTCGTCCATCCGCTTCTTTTGATCTAGGCAAAAAGTCACGTAGTTCTGGATTTCGGATAGACACGTATCGTTCAAGACATTGGTTGAGACAAGTATACCCTTTTCGGTCTTCGTGTACTCCTGCGTATACTTCTGCACAATATCAAAAATTTGGCGATGTTCGTTCGCCTCCAGCTTATCCAGCTGATCTTTGAGTGATTCCTTTGCTGTGCGAGCAAAGGTGTTCATTTAGTTTTTTAAGGGGGTGATGTTTAAACTCGTCATGGTTTACATGGGGGGAGGAGGTGGGGGAAGAGTATCGGGACCTAGGGCTGCATCACCGCCCTTCTTCAGTCTGCGCTTCTTCTTCTCCGGCTCGGTCATTGTCGGCATAATCACTACCTGCTTCTCACCTTCCGAAAGTGCGAGTGGAGCTACAAGTACTGGCTCCAGCGTTCCGCTTTGCGGCTCGGGCACACTTTCAATCGTATGCATAAGCTTTCCGACCACAATGATCTCCGTATCCTTCTGCTTGAACTGCGCACCCACAACTTCAAACTCAATATCCTGACCCTCTTCAATCCTTGTGAACTCTTCGTCTCCAAAGTACAGATCGCGAGGAATCAGGACCTTGATTGGCGGAGTTTCGGCGTGAATACCTACCTTTGATCGCACAGTTACACGCGCCTTCAGTTTCTGTCCTGGGTGAGGTAGACATACATCTGCTTGAAACTTTACATTGTAATCCACCCCGCTCTTCGTGTAATTCGTGCGACCCAACGAATAGTCTACGAGCGTAATGCTATTGCGCTCAATAAATCCTTCCGCCGAACAAATACCTTCATAATTCATCTTGAGCTGGGCGAGGATTGATGCTTGCATGTTCTTCTGCAGAAACTTGGAATCAATGTGGACCTTCTTCTCAAGCTCACGACGCTCAAATAGAGGATCCATTTTGTTATTCATTCGGTTAGGAATAAATTATTCATTTTCACCTCAGTCTCTCGCGCAATTCCTTGTTCCCCTTCTCGTTCAAGACCTCAAACTCTTCTGGCGTAATCCAGTACAACCCCTGTTTTCCCGACAACACAGCTTCACGAATCAAGAAGTTCAAGTACAAACACCTGTCCTTCTTGCCTTTGGCTTCTTCCGGAAACCCCTTTCCATTCAACCATTTAGCAAAACTGTTCAGCGTTTCTTCCTTGAATGAAGCACAAGCCTGACCCCCAATTGTTTTTGATCGTCCAATAACGTCCACGGTATCAGACTTTGGGTTCAAATTAAAAATGAGTTTATCATCTTTCATCGACGCGAAAATATCAGATTTGCGCGCAATGAACCGATCTTCTAATACACGACGCCACTGCTTATATTCGTCCAGTTGCTCTCCAACCGGAACCACCGGCTTCAAATCCGAATCAAAGATCCTGTTCAATCCTAGAACATATATACTACCGGTCTTCAAAGGGGTAGAATACGGTTGATCCCATGACCCTTCCAGCAAATACACAATCTTCTCGGACTTCGTGAGAACCGTGTCCACAATGTACCAATCTTGAATTTGCGTTGAAAACGTTCTTACATACTCTGGCAATTCCGACCTCTTTGAGTCTAATACTGGCACTTCTGTTTCCTCTTCGTCAAACACGTCAGATATTTCAATGTCTTTGTAGTTTGATGGCTTGAGCACGCGCTCTAACATTGTCTGATTTTCTCCAGTACTGTACGCCACGAAATCACCTTTGGATTCCAAATGTCCTTCCCCTATTTTCAGAGGAGTATCAATTGCATTCTGAATCAGGTACTGTACAACGTTTGGATCATACTCTTTCAACAGTTCTTGTTTCATTAAATCTTTCAAACTCCAAATTGGTTTTTGTTTGAACAGTTTTATCATCTTATCAAACACTTCGTCACGCACATCAAGAATTGAAGATAGCGGTCTTGAATGAGTTAGATCCGGTTCTGAGGGGTCTAGTTGACATACGATCCCGCCGATCTTGTCTTCAAATGTTGGCGCAAACATCTCTGCTAGAGACAACCTTATTTCCTTTTTATCCTGCGCTCGGATTTGAGGAACTTTCTGGTTACGCCAATCGTCCGGTAAACTGTTCACGGAATTCTGGAGTTCACAGTCCATTGCCGATTCCATAACCACGCGCTTGACCTTCGCGATTTTGCGGGCTTTCGGTTCAACGAACGCTCGGTAAACGTACTCGTCAAGTGTTTCCTGTTTACCTTTAGGGTACCGACATACATGCAAATAAATTGTACAGTTCTGTTCTTCAAATGGAAGTAACGCGTGGGAACACGTACGCATTCCGCGCCCCAGCACTTGCTCAATACGACTCATATTGTACCATGGATCCAGTACATGAATTTGTCGAACGTACCGGAAATCCACTCCCTCTGACACTTTCGGAGACGCAATCACGACTCGAATATCCGACCCATCAATGTTGGATTTTATTTTCAGGCGGTTCAGAGATCTGCGAATATCCGTTTCCGATGTGTCCGACGTGAACAGAACATACTTTCCCTTGGATCCTCGTTTTATTTCGTCCGATGTCGTTTTCAGAAGAGGTCGTCCAATGGCTGATTCGTATCCATGCTCTTCCAAACACATCGCAAACAATTGCGCCCCTGACGTGACTAAATTGGAATACACGAAGACTATACCGTCTGTCTCTTTCAGAATACGCGTAATAAGTCCGAACTTGGAACTATACAGCGCAACTTTTGAAGGTGCTAGAAACTTCTCACCTTTGTACGAGTACTCTTCACCTTTTACATCAAACGTTTCTCTGAATGTCTTGCCGTCCGGGAAAGCACATACCGTAGGCGACTCTTCCGACATGATTTTCGAGCTTGATGTGAGCTTTTTGATTTCACGTTCCTGATTCGGATGGACATATGATTTCACTAATTTCAAAAACGTTCGGTGGGTTTTTATGGCGTGTCCGTCCACATCCTTTTCGCGATCAATTTCAGCAGTGATGTTTTCCGGAGGCGGTAGGCGGAACGGAAACGTGAACGGGTTCTCACCTTTAATGAATGAAACGTAATCTTGACACAAACGCCGAAACTCCTGCTCCTTCCCTTCCTTGAAGTCTCCCGTATCAGTAAAAATATCCGAAGGCTTGATGCTTTTCGTTGACGGAATCTTCTTTTCGTTCCACAGAAAAAGGTTGAAGTAGTATACGATTTCGTCATATGTATCGTACATTGGTGTTGCGGTCAGTAGAACAAGGGTCATACCATTCGCAACCTGAATAATGTTCTGTAATTCCTTGGCTGCTAGTTTACTTACCGACGTTTCCGATGTGTCGTCGGTTACACGAAGATTATGGGCTTCGTCTACAATGATCAAACGGTTATCAAATGTTTCATGGATCCATTTTGCTTGTTCGGATGGTGAACGTTTATCTAGTTCATTCCTCACCATAATCGCAAATCCTTCATATCCAAAAAACTCATAAAACTCAGAAATGATTCGTGAAGCACGACTTGCTAACCGACTACGACTTGCGCGATCTGTGTACCGCAAAGTTTCGTCGCTCGACCGTTCCAGCATTTCCAAGTACCTCCGTCCAGTACACTGTTGGGATATAACAGCTCCATCTGGATCTACGCGCGACACATCAAAAATCTGCGTCTTGAAGTTCTCCTGAATCGATGGGTTGGCTAGTACCAGTACACGTTTATCCTGAAACTCTGGTCGGATAATGTACTCTTCAGCAATCTGAATAGCTGAACAAGTTTTTCCCGCACCTGTTCCATGTACCATCAATAGACTTCGAGTTGGTGAATCGGGAGATAAAACTCGTCGCAGGAAACGCTGGACGGGCTGTAACTTGAAGTCCTGCGATGCGCGCGAGCACTGTTCTTCGCGCATAAGTTTCAAAGACTCCAAACTTGCGGCGGGTAAAGTTTGAGCTTTTGTTTCCGCCAGTTCAGGTAACTTCGTGTTGACCATTACTTTATGACTTGAAAAACGAATCAAGAAGCTCTACGCTGTAATTGTATCATTAATCATGGCATTTGAGTTTATGTCGTACGACGATCTGGATTTCCTTCTTCGGAGGGACTGGTTTCATACCGTACAGGATATTCACGAACTACTGGCGTATGCTGATGATGATACATTCTGGAAGCTTTACGAACATCGTCGAACATATTCCCAGCGTGTACGCGAAGTTATCGCACCACTGGACTACATTCACGACAAACCACTCTTCAAATTTACCGTTCGAGATTTGACCGATGGTCATATTGAAGAGATGCGGGCGAAGGAACGTAAGTCTCTGCGAGATCTCATGCAGTACGAGTGGGAGAAGTACATGAAGAACATGCCTCCTCGCCCACGAGATACGATCGATCAGCGTATTGAGGCTAAGCGATTAGAAATTGAGGCAATTAAAGACGAACTTCACGAGTACAAAGAAGTCCGGAAATGCGGAGATAGAAAGAAGCTCGCAGAGTTTGATCAGCGAATTGAAGAGAAATGGGCTGAAGAAGCCGAGCTACAGACCGAAAAGACGAAAATGGATGACGCTTGGAGAAGTACACAGCATCTCAAATTTGAGGCACGACTTCTATAATGGACAAGTGCCACAACTGCAAGAAGAAGAATCACGTGCTCATTGAGTGCAAGTGCGGACACAAGGTATGTTTGAAATGTAAAGTTCCCGAAGATCATCAGTGTACATTCGATTTCAAGTTCAGTGCTCAGTACCGACTCGCACTGAATAATCCCAAAATTCAATCTAAAAAGATTGAACAAATATAATGAACCTATTAGCTATTGCAACGGCTGTTGTATGGATAGATTTCCTAGTGATCATGATCACCAAAAAGGTTTTTGTCTTGAACCCTTTTTTGAACGAGTGGTATGAAAAGTATAAGTTGGTAGGATCTCTCCTTGATTGTTTAGTGTTCATTCTGGTGATCATGCTCGCATTCTTGACCGTTTCTAAAACATCGCCGTTTTTAGTGTTTTTAGTTGCAATCATTTACCAGATCCTCCATGATGTTCTTCTCTTCTATCTTGTCATCATACCTCTACCTAAAGGCGAGAACGCTATCATCGATCTGTTCAAAGTATACGTCAACCGCGGGGGCGTAGCTACTTTGTTCGGAGACTCGATCATGATGGCAGCAATGATGGGTCTGTTTTTCTACATCCAGCGAGTAGATCCTACTAAACTCGTGTTCGCCCTCCTACTTGGCATCTACTCTATTGGATATGCTGTGTATTCGTAATTTGGTCTTCACATAACATCATATATTCATACAAGAATGCCCGACCGCATTGCCACGTTTCTTGAATCCAAGCCGCCCGCCGAGTGTGAGCGTCTTCTAAAAAATGCTCATAAGTACATTCACAACGCCGAACTTCTCAACCTTATGGGAAGTTTCAGCTGCTTCAACCACAAGAAAAACATGAAGTTCAAGAACCAACTTCTTATGTTCGCCGATATCCCTGGACTGAAAGAGGACGTTGACGAGTGGATGAATTCCTGATATATACACAAATGGGCGGCGGTCTTTTCGGAACTCCTCTTTACCTCAATCCAAAGTGCTTAGTGTTCTCAGCATTTGTGTTGGCAGTATGGTTTCTTCCCCACCCTAAACGCTGGCAACACCAGATTGTTCTTGGATTCATTCTGGCGTCTCTTGCTTACGTGTTGATGGCATGGTACGATCTACTATTCGACTGTAACGATCGTCTGCGCCCCACATTTCTAGGGTGGCTCACCGGCTGGGCTAAACCTCCTCACTACTCCCAAGAATACGAGAAACTTCCCCTGAAGTATAAAAAGTTGGTTAGAAACGTGGACATTGCTGTCCTAATCGTTTTACTTGGCTTAGCGTTCAGTCCGTATGTGTTATAGTATCCATTTGATGAAGGCTCTGCTCTACCCTAATTTGGTGAGCACTTGCCTTCGTAAGATCTAGAGTGTGGTGCTGTGCGTACCCCCACAGGGAATAAGCAACCTCGCTAATCTCCTCGTCGGTCAAACGACCAGCGGGGAGAACAGCCTTGAGTGCACCAGCCACCCATGTCCGGTCCTGATCAAAGAAACCGTCAAAGAACTTTGGCAAGTTCCAATTCCACTCATAGTCCTTGAAGAACTTATCAAGGTTCGCGTAGTGGTTATCGTACCATTCCGGCATTTTGTTGTTAATGCTAATGATCAAGTAAAAATTGGACTTTTTAAATCCGTTTTGTATCTTAGTTATTTTACTCGGGCTGGCATTCAGCCCTTACGTGGTAATGACCAGTCGATAGTGAGGCTCAGCTCACGCGTTCGAGCATTCTCTAGAACGTAAATGTCCGAGTCAACGAAAATCTTCAAGAGTTTATCTACAACATTGTAGAACATATCTCTCATATGACTTGGAAATGATCCATCTAGGTAGTAGGTATAACCTCTTTCTGCGACCGATTCTACAGATCGAACAATCGAATCAACGTGATAAGTTATCACGCTACGAGGGTTCATACCCATCGCTAAAAGTTGATCGCGTGTTATCGACATTTGTTCACATAGTTCAAACTCGAACGAAATAAATCCATTTTGTATAACTTTATTGTGAATTACGACATGAACTCCGATTTCACTGAAGTTACTACACTGTTTGCTGTCTCTTTAGCTTTCTTTAAATATTCGGCTAAATAGTAGTCTACGATAGTAATCGTGAACAAGAACGTTCCTGCGGAAAAGACTACGCGACGATCAAACTCTGTAAATTTTCCAGGGAGGAACGGATTGAATTGCCATATGAGGTATAAACCCATATACGTCTTAATCCAAAAATCAAGTGATCCAAGATGAGCTGCCTTTTTATCAAGTAGTCCAATTGCCGCTACTACGTATCCCGCATTCAACAACAACATCCCATACGTAAAGAAGTCTTGGTGGGTAAGCATTATTAATACAGAATAAAGTTATTCCTTACACTGACTCAAAATTTAAACCCCTCAAGGGGTAAGGATGTTCCTTCCACAAGCCGTCAAAGATAAATTGCCTGACGATATTGTTGGTCTCATTCTTACCTTCCTCCCAAAACCGTCCAAAAAGAAAAAAGCGTTGAGTCCTTCGCTCCAACGAGAACTGGAAAAGCTCCAGAAGCTCACATTGAAGGGTATGAAAGATACTTACTTGCGTGAATTCGGTGTGTTTGCTCTTGATTAGTCCTTGTCAGTGTACGCAAAGATCGTTAACGAAACCAAAGCCATTCCCACCGCAACCCAACGCATTCCAGCAATTGATTCGCCAAAGAAGAAGATGCCCTGTAACGTTACTACGACGTCACTGGCTAGATTCCAAATCAGGTTCGTTACCGCCATACCTTCATAGTTCATGGCTTTAAGGAAGATGAGTGGCTCCATCGCATAAAAGAACAGCGCAAACGGAACGCCAAACGCGTGTGACAGTGTTCCTTCGTGCGTCATTTTTACAGCTCCCATCATAACAACATCGATCGTTGCCATCACAACTCCGAAAAAGATGGGGAGCATATTAAACTTGCCCCACTTCCAATCAATACCATTCAAAAACTTGTCAACGATATCCCCACCCTTCTTGCTCTTGACCATTGTTCATTGACAAGAACGAAAAATGTTCCCCTCATTCTTCGTTGACCCAGAATAGCTCCTTCCATCGCTATCCCATGTGTGAACCTCCTCATCCACCACTACTGGTTTCATTTTGTTACAACCCCGTTCGGTCTCTTCATGCCCCTTCTCCCGCATAAAGTTTGTGTACACCATCCCTGTTTTTAGATCTAGTTGTGTACTCCAGAAACACAGGATCGTCATCCTGTGAGAGCCGTCGCCCCAACATCCTTGTTTTTACCAAAAATAAATCCATTTTTGTAATGGACGTGTGCGCACACTGCTGGACCCTCTTCAAACCTGAAGAATTGTTGTACGGTATTTGCTTCCAGTGTTCTTCTAAAAAATAAAGTACATGTTAAAAATCCGTCAAAGTATCCGTAAAAACGAAATTTATCTGGATAAAATGACGACAAGTATAGTTTCATTATGAATTGCGAACACTGTGGCAGCGATAACCTGATCGTTGGATCTGGCGTTGCTAAGTGCAGAAATTGTAAGCGCAGGACCTTCCTAGATAGGATTATGTCCTTCCTTCAGATCTAATCAAATAAACATTTCATACATAACGGGCTGCAGACGGTAGTCCAATTTTTTACTTAAAGATACTAACAGTACAATCGTAATGGAGGATATTTTTCCTCGTAGGGACATTGATTATACTAAACTTCAACTGACTGAAGAAGGTTCGTACAGTGTCACCCGTCGTCGCGATGCAGATCATATAATCAATATCATGTCAAGTACCGTTGGTAAACTTAAAGAGAAGTCAATTACGGACGCAACTGCGTGCGTTGGTGGTGATACAATCAACTTTGCTTTAAATTTTTGCGAAGTTCATTCCATAGAATATTCCAAAGACAACTTTGATGCTCTGAAAAACAATGTTGATGTGTACGGGCTGTCCAATGTTTTCCTTTACTTTGGCGACTGTATGAAAGTATATAATTGGGTCAGTGATGTCTTGTATATAGATCCTCCTTGGGGCGGACCCAACTACCGTAATCTTGAACGCGTTGAACTCTTTTTAGGTTCGACGCGATTAGATGTTTGGCTAGAAGATGTTTTGAGTGGACCCTACCGTCCTTCATTTGTTTTCCTAAAAGTTCCTTCCAATTACAATTCAACTCCTCTACAATTCCTCCCAAACATGAAAAGCGTTCGCAATTTCCGAATACGTTCATATATTCTGATATGTGTGTCTGTTTTCTAATGAAAAATAGAGCCTAGCGCTCTTTTGTTGTTTTTGGTTTTGTTTTTGTTTAGGACCTAGTCCTCCATCCACTCATACCCACAGTCATCGCAACGCTTGCGACTGCGGGAATTGTAATCTCCATTTACCCAGCTCGTAAGCCAGCCGATGATCGTAAACTTAGTGTGCTCGCACATCTCGTTCGTTTCAAAGTAAGTGATATAAAACCTTGTGTACTGTTCATACTCTTATAAAAAACAATTCCGTTTTCAAATGAAAAATACGCTTACCATCTTGGTTCAACGGGCTAATTTAGGTTAACACCTGGGATGATTTGCCATTCCCCGCACCTATACGGACGTACCGAATTGATGTATGTATTGATAGGTTTTTGAACAATTGTCCGCTTCAATCCGTAGTTTGGAAGAAGCCCAGCTGCCTATCATTCGCTGGTTCGAGGGAATCCTCCTTGATTCCCTAACATCTACTGCTTTGACAAAAATAAATCCGTTTTTAATACTTGCCCAATTTATTCTTCAAGTCTTTTGTTACCGCATCTAACGTCAGCAACTTCTTTGACAGTTTCAACGCTCGTTCCGCAATCTTGTGGCATTCGGCGTCATTCTCAATACACCAGTTGTACTGCTCCTCCAAATCCGACAGATCTTCTTTGACTTCTACAATGGTCTTGCGATGTACCAGCTTATCCTCGTACCATACGCGAAACGCCCCCTTCACTTTCAAAATTACAGACCCAGTTTGCATCCACGTTAATAAACGGTACGCTGCAACATTACCATCAATATTCAGAATGTATTTATGTTTACTCTGCTCCGCAAAACTCATTTTGGGAACTAGAGAAATATTATCTACCTTTCCCAATCCATGTTTTGGATCAAACTTCAAGTTTTTGGTTAGCTTTGTGATTCCCGCATCTAACCAAGGATACTCTAACCCCGCAACCTTCAATCGCATATTCGTATCCGCTTTGCGCCCACATCCTGTTGATGATCCACGAAACACAACGTTTGCGTCTTTCTGATCCCAACTATGTTCCGCTTCGGGAACTTTGTCATATCCCAGCACTATACGCACATCATCGTAGGTAGGTATGGCGATATCTTCGTACCCTTCAGCTGTAGACCCTCCAAATATTGGAAGCATTTCGCCATGATACTTTGCGTCCAGCTTTCCACTACCTAAAATAGTCCAAGGCACAGTCCTGTCTTTCCGCAACATCAGAGCATCTGTCAGGTTTAAAATGTACAACCCATCATTCAATCCACTCACTTGTCCAACAAACTTCTCCCACTCTGCAGAAGTAGATGCCTTGAAAGGTTTGACAATGCATCCAAGAACGCGCATTGTCTTGTCCTTCTTGTCCTTCTTGCGCAAGGTCTTGCGTGCAGATGGAGGAGACGTAGAACTTTGTAGTTTGATCAGTTCATTCTGTCCTCCAACAACCTTCAATAAGTAACAGTTGTGGTGAAGGTATGTGAAAATATAGTCCAGTGTTCGAAAACACACTGGATCATCACCTGTTTCTAGTAAGGCTGACTCAAGGCTCTTCAGAACCTTCATTGTTTTAGATCAAGTTAAAATTAACCATCTCATCAGCCTTCCAATCGCGATCATCATCAGAGATCTTACGAATTACCAGTAACGTTTCGCATTCTGGGCATATCTCTGCTACGTGCTTGTACGCTCTCAACACATACTTTGCTACTGCTCTTATAGCTTTCATCTTCTTGTCGTCAACAATCACTACCCCTCCAACTTTAAGCATCTTTAGGCAGTAAAATATGTCAAGCAGTGTGTAGTCAAACAGGTGATATCCATCAATCAGAGCTAGGTCCAAGTTCTTTAACTTCTTTGATAATTCAGGTAGAGCTTCCGTGCTTGACTTTTCTACTAGACGCCAGTTTCGTCCTTTGACAAATCCTACCCTCTTCAAATTCTCCGCACCAATTCCTTCCCAATGTCCCTGACCGTTTCCATACTGGTTTGGATCTATAACTGTATGACTGATACCTACATTCTTCTTTCGCTGATGATGTTCCGCAAAGACTAAGGCGGACGTACCATATGCGAATCCTACTTCCAACGTATGTTTAGCATTCGTTTCAATTAAACGTTTACGGATCTCATCGTGTTCTGACTGGCGAGTGTGTGATGTTAGACGATGGTAAGTACCATCAGAAGTAAATACACAAGCGTACTTTAAGGTAGCATTCAAGAACAACCGTGTCTGTTCGGGATCCTTTTCAGGATTCTTAAAATTAATCAACTTATCCGCAACTTGTTCCTTCTGTTGTAGAGGCAACTTGTCGAACCACATTATAATTCCCTTCTAAAAAGTAATGTTCAAGGCTCTGCCTAAATCTGAACTCAAGAATCTACCTAAAGGTACTTTCACCATCGTTGTTCCCTTCCGTGACCAGCCCGAACAGAACCGTATCGCACAATTGATGACTTTAAATGAGGAGTTTGACAAATTAGGCTGGACTGTTCTAGTCGTTGAGCAGTCCGATGACGGGAAAAAGTTCAATCGCGGCGCTCTTCTGAATATAGGCTACGATCTCGTTGAAACAGACTATGTTATCTTTCACGATGTTGACCTTATTCCCAAAAAGACACTCATTCCTTACTATGAAGCATTCCCCACATCTCCAATTCATATCGGCAAAGCCATAACTAAATACGATTCACCGTCGTTTCTGGGAGCAGTCGTTTCTGTCTCCAAGAAAGATTACAAGGCTATCAATGGATTCCCTAATAATTTCTGGGGATGGGGGGGTGAAGATGATGCTTTTCGTATTCGTCTTCAACGTGCGGGTATTAAAGTCTTTCAACCAACTATGAAATCGGGATTCAAAGAGTTGCCTCATGTGGATACTCGTACAAATACTGACTGGAAAAACATGGAGAAGTGGGAGGGGTTGAAGAAAGAACGTGAAGGTGATAACCCTTCTGGGTTGTCCGATTTGAAGTACGATATTCTGGAAAAGGAACGGTTAAGTCCGAACGTTCTCAAAGTGACTGTACGCATCAAGTAAAAATGGCAGTATGATGCCAGCATTGTTGTTTTAAGTTTAGCGAATGCCCATTGCACAACCCATCAGCTGCCTACGCAACTTAGTTTGCTTCCTAGGTCCTAGTGTTGATGCTGTTATTGGATACTACAATAGTTTGCTTTCTTAATCGCATACGCTATAATAACCCAAACTATAATAACTTTGTTAATTAAATGTTTGAGGGAATTCGTAGACTACAAGGTAAAGGATTTTATCCTGATAGAATCTTAGACATAGGCGCTCATCACGGCAATTGGACTTGTGAGATTAAGAGGTTATATCCTGATTGTGAGTATCATCTATTTGAAGCAATAGATTATCCTGAACTAAAAAGGTTTGATAATGATTCACGTGTAAAGGTACATAACATAGTTTTGAACGATAAGGTTGAAGATGTTACTTGGTATCAGAAGAAGAATACTGGAGATTCGTTCTTCAAAGAGAAGACTTATCATTTTGCGGACTGTGAAGTTATCACCCGAAAAACAATTGACATGGATACTTACATAACCAACAACAACATTCTTCAAAATGCTAAAAACATCTTTATCAAGATTGATTGTCAGGGAGCGGAAATACCTATTTTAAAAGGCGCTACATCTATTCTGTCTGTAACAGACTTCATTATCTTAGAAATGCCTCTATTTGGATCTTACAATGAAGGTGTTCCTAATTTTTTAGAACACGTTGCATTCATGGATAAGATTGGGTTTGTTCCGTACGATATGTTTGATAACCATTATATAAACGGATTTAACTTGCAAATTGATATGATCTTTATCAATAAAAATCATGAGTTTAATAAGACTGTTAACAGTTTGTTGATGATACAACCTCATCTTCAATGAAAAATCGAGCTTTTCTTCTTTTTTTTGAATTTTGCTCTTTTGTGTTTTGTTTTGATGTTTTACATGAACTTAACCATG